ACGAATTCCAGAAGGAAATCGAACAATCTGTAAAAGAAAAGATTAACGGAAAAGGTGTCTCACTTACCGCTATTCGTACGTGTTATTCACCGAATAAACCGTCTGAAATTATCGGTAAAGAAGCGAACAAGTATTTCAATCAAAAAGCGACTGATGGTGAAGAAGGAACAGAAGCTGATCGTTTAATCCGTTTTATCGTAAACAGTAAGCACACGAGTACGTTAGAACACATGACCTTTACGTTTGCTATCGAAGGAATTAGCCGCGCTTGTCTTGCACAGTTAACAAGACATCGTATGTTTAGTTTCTCGGTACAAAGTCAGCGATACGTTCCGTTTGGTAGCGGTAATAGAAGCAAAGGTTTCGATTACGTCACGCCTGAAACGATTGAAGGAAACGCAACTGCTAACGTCTATTTCGAAAACGTGATGGCACAACTACAAGAAGCGTACGATTCACTGCAAGCATTAGGTATCCCGCAAGAGGATTGTCGCGCTGTATTACCGAACGCTAGTTCGACTAACTTAACGATGACAGCTAACTTCCGCGCTTTACTTGATTTTTACAGTAAACGCCAAAAAGGTCGAGGAGGACAAGCGGAAATTACCGATTTAGCAGAAGCATTAAAAGAAGCCGTTGTATCTGTCGAGCCTTGGACGAAATCGTTTTTCGAAACTATTTAAGGAGGATATTCATGAGTATAACGTTAAAAGATGTTTATTTCGAGAATATGATCGTTAAAAATGTTCCGCACGAAGGTGATAAAATGCTTCACGGTGAAAAGGTAGGAATGATTCTATTATTTTTATCTATCGCTGAAAAGAAAGAGATAGATTTCCAAGGTTGGTTTAATTTAAAGGATAATCATCATGATCGAGCTTAACAGAGCTACGAAATACGAAATCGAACGGATTCAATGCATGTCCTACGGAGGCGTGTATTGGTCGTATGAAGAAGCGATTAAATTATTTCGTATAAGAATTTACGATGAACAAGATCAGCTTACAAGGATACGCTCTTTTTTCCCTGAACAAGGGGATATTCTCCAAAAGAAAAACGGTAAAAGTTATTTCTACTATCATCACTGTGGTTGGGAAGAAATCATTCCTCCTGACTATTGGATACTGATCGAGGAGTGAGAAACATGTTATTAGATGACTTATATCAATCTCTTATCGAAGAAAAAAGTAGTTTATTAATTCAACGCGTTTACCGAGAAAAAGAAGGGTATGTCGTAATAGGTGAAGTTCTAGGTTGGAACGGAACCTTTTGCCTCCACCTCGATAAAAAGTTTAAACAAAAAGAAATGTACGAATTACGTCACGAAAATTTAGATCGCTATTTCAACAACTTTATCATGAACGAACGTGTCCGCATACTATCAGGAATTTACCCCATCATTGAAGGACCTTACAACGAACAATACTAGGAGGTCGTAACTATGTACAAAACACAGAAAACGTACGGTTGGTTCCGAAAAATTAATTCCACATTTGAAAAACCACGCTATGAGTTTAAAGGATATTTTCAAACAGTCGAAGAAATAACGAACAACCCCGAATTTGATTCGAAAGAAGACTTCATTGTAAGACCCGTTACAAACGAAAACTAGGAGGAAAGAAATGAGTAAAGTAAACGCTGGTATGATGAGTAATAATTCAGACGTTTGGGGAACGCCTCAAAATTTATTCGATAAGCTAGATAAAGAGTTTTCGTTTACGATCGATGTTTGTGCAAGTAGTCATAACGCTAAATGTGCGAACTATTTCGATGAAAAGACGAATGGGTTGGCGCAAAAATGGACGGGTTCTTGTTATATGAACCCTCCTTATTCGAATAATGCCGCTTGGTTAAAGAAAGCGTACGAGGAAGTTGAAAGTGGTAACGCTGATTCTATCGTCGTACTGATCCCAGCCCGCCCCGACACAAAATACTTCCACGACTATTGTATGAAAGCTGACGAAATTCGCTTTATCAAAGGACGTTTAAAGTTTACCGATGAAAAAGGAAACGAACGAGGCACCGCTCCATTTCCGAGTATGCTCGTTATCTTTAGAAAAAATCGTTTATACAAAAACTTGATCGTATCAACGTACGAACGAGAATAAGGAAGGACTGGTTTTTTGAGGAAAACAATAACCGTAGCGCTCGTAGCTGTTAGCGTTATTTCGCATGCTGCGTTAGGGTATTGCGTGTACAATAAAGAAGAAGAGATTACGAAGTTAAAAGAAAAAGAGCACGATTACAAAGTAGCAAACACGTATCAATCGCTTTTACTGAAAAGTAAAAATAAAGTAATAAAAGATAAAGATACGATCATATTGAAAAAAGAAAATGAACTAAATCGCTTAACAGAAGAAAACAAACGAAAAGTAAACGAGCTACAATCAGAAATAAACGCATTAAAAAAGGAAGCGGAAGGTAAGAAGAAAGCGGAGACGGCTAAAGTTGAAAAACAAGCCGTTCCTGCTAAGATTTCGTCAAATGACGTAAAAACGAGTGTTAAAAAAGTTGTTAAGACGCCTGTACAAACGACAACAAAAACGGAAACATTCGTTGTAACGGCATATACGAATGGAGCCGAAAGTACGGGTAAGACAAGCGGTGATCCTGCTTACGGAGTTACAGCTTCTGGCGATAGAACAAAAAATGGCGTGACGTTATCATGTCCGACGCGTTTTCCATTCGGTACAAAAATGAAGATTGAAGGTGTGGGTATTCGAACTTGTACCGATACAGGTTCCGCTATTACAGGAAATAGATTGGACCTTTTCATCAGCGATTTAACAGAAGCGCGAAACTTTGGAAGACGAACATTAGCTGTCGAAATTTTGAATTAAATTGAATAAAAAGTCGGATATTGGTGTTTAGTATATTGAAGGAGGTTATTCCTATGTGGGATAAAGATAGCTATGGATTAACTCGCTTTTATAAAGAGCGAGCAAGAGAAGCAAAACAATTCGAATCAATTAAACTATTAACCGATGTATATGAAGATGAAGGACTTAGTTTAGGTGACGTCTTAACGATTGAAACCGATAAAGGAACATACGTTCGAAGCGAAAGCGGTTCATCAATATTCTTAGACGAAACGGATTACGTCGTGTTAGAAAGTACCGATATTATTATGCTTGAAAATACGGAGTACAGCGAAAAAAGTAAAGTAGAAGAAGGCGACCTTATTGTTGTTATTCGAAACAATGAACGAAAAGAACTCCGATCAGGACAAACGCTTTTAGTAAAACGAGTGAACGGGGAATGTGTTCAAGCCGAAAATGAAGCAGGAGAAGTCGTTATCATCTGGTATGGCGAGTATATTGCTATCGAGCCGTATCATAAAAAAGGTTCGATTAATCAACGTATTTTAGATCGTTTTGATGAAACGGAAAAAGCGATTCTTGCAGGCGATATTTCATTAGAAGATGCGTTTGACCTTATTAGTAGATATCGGTATGTAAAAGAAAAAAGTACGGAAGGGTGAAGCGATAAATGAAGATTGCGCTAACGGGGAAGATGAGAAGCGGGAAAGATACGGTTGCACGATACCTTTACGATTATTATCATTTTCCTTGCTATGCTTTCGGGGATAAGTTAAAGAAGTCTGCGAATGAATTATTTTATTTCGAATTACTAGACGGAGAAAAGCCTAGAGAATTATACCAGTTTTTCGGACAAGCGATGAGAAAGCGTGCTCCTGATATATGGGTACATCATTTATTCGAAGATGTAAACTTTGCAATCGAGTACTGCGGCGCGACAAAGATTTTAATAACAGATCTTCGTCAGCCTAACGAGTATGAACGATGTAAAGCAGAAGGGTTTAAAATCGTACGAGTAAACTGTGATGATGATATCCGTTTAAAACGTATGATTGAACGAAACGATTCTTTCTCAAAAGAAGATTTAGAACACGAAACAGAATCTTATATCGATACGTTTGAAGTAGATTATGAGCTTTACAATTATGGGGAATTGAACGAGCTTTATAAACAAATCGATTTAATGATGGATAAACGTATTTAATTTCATGAGGGGATTCTTCAGGGGGAAAAACAAAACCTGGAGGAAATCATGACAAAAAAATCATTATCAACAAAAGAAGGTATGGAAAGATTCTTAGTAAATTTACCGTTTTTTGCTTCAAGACGTTATTACCAATCGGATTTAGAAGCGAGTGAATTGTTATCGGACGTAGAATTAGCGATTAAAAAAGCGAAGTTAACGCCGCTTGAACATGAAACAGTTGAACGTTTGTACTACCAGGATCAAACGCAGACAATCGTTGCGAAAGAAATGGATTGCGCGGTATCAATGGTATATAAACGAAAAGAAAAAGCCGTAGAAAAAATCGCAGCAGTATTTGCAGCATGGGGGTATGACAACGATGTATATCTTTAATCCTAAAGGTGATTACGTAAAAGAATTAGAAGAGTACACACAGCGCCTTATTGACGCAAGAATTGGTGACAGAGAAAAACGTATAGAGAAAATCGAAGAGTTGATTGACGCTTATGTTGAACAAGTAGAGCTAAGACCACCTTCGAATCTACTATCGCGCTTAACGCAGTATATTTTAATGGAAGAAATAAAGGATACGGACCCATACAAGGTAAGAAAAGAAGAACACCCGTTCTTATCCGAAGCTCAAATAAAGCGAAGATTGCTAAAAGAGTCCTCGGATTCATTCGCCGAACACTTCATAGGTTCAGACGGTAAAAAGTACAACATTCCACTACGTAGAGGGCGTTCAATGTACGAAATTTTATACGTAGAAGGCGTATTTAAGAAGTTAAAGCCTACCGATAAACTACCGAGAAAAGACGAGGAGTAATTCTTCGTCTTCTTTTTTTGATCTTTTTTCTTGACAAAAAGCAACAATGCGATTAAGTTATGGAAAAGGGAGTGATAATTATGGGAATTTGGAAAGAGCTTACGAGAAAAAGAGAAACGGTTGGATACATCGGAGGGTTTCCGAATGTAAAGTATTTCGATCATAACCGTGAAACAATCGATATTTACCAACACGATAAGAAAGGGAAGTTAATATTGCAGTACGGATTTGCGTCAGATTTAACGTGTACCGTTCTTGATATTCAGTGGTACGAAAACATTACGTCAGAAAGAAACGTAGGAAAAGCGGCAGTAGGAGCGATAACAGGCGGCGTTATTGCGGGACCTATCGGAATGGTTGTAGGAGGCGCATTAGGTGCGAAGAAAAAACGAAAAGATCAATCGCATGCTGTTTTACGTATTCGATTTAATAACCGTGAATGGGACGTACATATCTATTGCACGCTAGTACAGTTTAAACGAATCCAATCGTTCTATCTATAAGAAAAACGAGGACCGATAACCCTCGTTTTTTTCGTATGTAATTTCGTTAATTAGACGATAAGCTTAACTCGAAGCTGCGGAACATCGAGCAAAATTTGAAGAAAATATAGGTGAACATTTCGCTTTTGGATAAGGAATTTTTCGAACAAGTGTTCCTCTTCTAATGCGATTACTTTAAACGAATAACCTGAACGAAGGATAGTGAACGGCTTTTGCTCGGAGCTAACACTTCTTTCGATAGCTATGCGCTTTACTTTTCCGTCCGATTTAAACGATATATCAAACAGTGGGTTCGTCCCCATTTCGATTACCTTTCTAAACGACACGATTTCGATTTTCATTTTTATTTTCCCCCTGGTTCTCTTTTAATATAAGTATAGCAGTCATAAGAAAAAAGTAAAGAATTTTGTTGACAATTGTTTTTAAATTTAATAAAATAAGAGTATATCAAAAAGGGGGAATTAATTATGGATACATATAATAAAGAAAGATTAGCGAAGTGTAAGAAACAGTACCAAGAGTTAGACGGAATGGATTGGCAGTTCGATGATATTATAAACGAAGTGTTTTCGATTCTACAAACAGAGCGACCATTTGAGAAAAACATCGAGAACTACAACAAAGTATTACGCTTTTTAAATAAGTAAAAAAGACGACTTTATGGTCGTCTTTTCTTTATTTACGGATACTAGCGTATATATCATTTAAAGGGTGAGTATAATTTTTTAGTTGTTTACCTTCTTCTTTTTTGAGAGAGTTTTCTAATTTCTTTACTTGATTAGATGAAGAAGATACAACCTTTTTATAAATTACTTGATATTTTGTCATTTGACATTCCTCCGAGTTTTTTATTTTTTTATTTTTATCTTTTCCTTTGTTACTGACTACATAATAATCAATAAATAACAATTGTCAACTACTTTTTATACTTTTTTTTATTTTATTTTTTCTGATCTTTTTTGTTGACAAATGTTTTTATTTCCTTATAATGGAAGTAGATAAATAAAGGAGTTGTTAACAGTGATTAAAATAGTAGATTTTGAGTACGACACCAACACGTTAAACGACATAATAGAGTTTTATATATCGTTTGAAGACGAAAAGAAAGTCTATTATGCTGAGTTATGGAAAGGCGGACTAGCGGAAAACTATATTTTTATATCTATCGTTATCAATGATAAAGAAAAAGTAATTCATTTTGGGGAAGAAAAAGAGTTAGAGATTATACATAAGACAATCGAAAAAATTAAAGAAGTTAAGGAGTTGCGTATAAAAGCGGTTCTTGAAAATTGGAAAGCGTGGAAAAAAGCTCGCTATACTTCTTATTACGAAAGTTTAAATGAAAAGGGGTGATGTAGAATGGTTAAGCAAATTAACGAAACAAAAGTTTTATTGAAAACGAAAGAAGGTAAAATGGTTTTATTTGATGTAGTTTTAGATGATAATAGAAACGTATGTTTGATTTTAACGCATTTACATAATCGTGTAGATCTTGATTGCACAACGCTATTCGATTTAAAGACAGGTGAACAGTTAATGAATCGAAAGTCGTTATTAAAAGGTTTGGTTTATAATTTAACGAATACATGGATAAAGGAGAGTGAAGCGAAATGAGAACGTCAATTAACGTACATACATTCGGAAAAGGTAAGTTTAACGTAACGAAAAGAATGCAAGAAATCGATGGGAAAGAATATATTTATTACATTCTTGCTATCGAAGAAGACAAAAGAGAAACGGATTTCCACGTTGTTTTAGAGGGAAAAGATTTTGAAGCGTTAGGAGAAGCGCTGAAAAATATCGATGACAAAACAAAAGGCGAAAAATAATTCGTCTTTTTTTTGTTTGTTTACGTGTTGACAATTGTTATTATCCTGTTATAATAAACGTATATAAAGGGGGAGATACAATGAGTTATTATTTTGATGTCGATTATGCGGATTTAAAACCATACAGAAAGTTAGCGGAAGGTGTTTACTCAGCGGAATATATCGTAATGGGAAGCGAAGCAGAAAACGAAGAAAGCGAACATGATTACGTAGAGGATTTATTCGAAGTAAATTTTATCGTAAATACGAAAACAATGGAAAGACACGAAGAAGTCTTTTATGGAGGTGTGTTACCGAGCGTTTCGGAAGAAGTGGTTAGGAAGGAATTAAACGAAATGTATGGGTATCGTTATTTAAAAACGAGTATCATGCATTATGCGCTTATCCTCGAAAAGGTAAACCAAATTTCCGATATCGTGATTCGAAAAATTCGTATGCAAGAAAGTGAAAGCGAAAAGATGATCTCTTTTGAAATCGAAAAACTTGGAGCAAAATTTGTTTATCGCATAAATAAACGAAACAACGACGAGTCTTTAGCGTTATTAGGGGAGAACTTTTACATACCGCTTGCTACTGATATCTATGCGCTTGATTTTCATGAAGAGTTAATCGAGAAAATTCGAAGCCATAAAAACATTCGATTAAAATTGCTAAACGACAAGAATAACGATTGAAAATAATCGTTATTTTTTTTTATTCTTTTTTGTTGACAATTGTTGGAAATAGATTATACTAAGAATATACAAAAAGGGGAGTGATTATAATGAAAGAAACAAAAGCACTTATTTTATTTAGAAAGAAAGGTAGATCGACTTATATGGAAATTAATACAGAAATGAGCTTAGCTTTATTCGCTTATGTGAACGAAGAAGGGAAGTTATACCATGTAGATAAGTTTGTTCGCGGTGAGTTGGAAAGTTTATTAACGAATGTTGACGTACATATTATTAAAGAAGCGTATGGTCAAGTGAAACCTATTCTCGATGACCCAGAAAGAGGTGAAAACCAAAGTCCTCTAGCGACTAAGATAGATGTAAGTTCGCTGCATATTGATTTCGATAAACAAGGCTTTGTATCGTTATGATACGAAGCTTTTTCGATTCCAAGATCCCAAGGCACTGATCCTGAAAAGACCCCCGCCATATCGTTTCGATTTTATGTAAAAATTCATCGAAAAATTGCAGAAGATGTTCGCCAAAATGTTCGCCAAAACTCCGAGAAAATGTTCGGAAAAAGTTCGAAAACTTTTCGAGACAAATTTCACCGAAAAATAAATCGAAAAATGGTCGAGTTTTTAGCAAGTTTTCACCGAAAAAGAGTGAAAAAAGTTCGATGGTTTTTGACAGAGAAACGAAAAAAGTTTTCGAAAAAAAAGTTGAATCGACTTCACCGAAAAGTTTTCGAAAAAAGTTCGACAAAATAAAAAAGAAAGCCAACGATTTTTTCATCGACTTTCTTATCGAAAAAGGTTTGTGATAAAAGTCTTTTTATTTATAAGAGCCGAGGTAGCCTCGACCTTCTTCCTCTCCTCCCCCCTATAGATCTGAGGCAGCTTTTTATAGGAGAAATCATGGTGGTGGTGAAACCTTTCCCTCGATCTGCGAAAAACCTCAAAAATTTTCATTTCAAAAAATATCGATTTTTTCGACAAAATTCGACAAATTCAAATTTTAATTTTTTTCATAGTGTTAAATTGATATTATCAAAATGATACTATCGAAAATAAAGTTTAAAATTGTCAAAAATTGATTTTTTAAAATTGACATTACCCTTAAAACGACGAAAACCAGGAGAAAACGAAAGATCGCTTTTCCTAGTTTTTTATTTATAGTTTAATTTTAACATGAAAAGAAAAAAATGCAAGAAAAAGATCAAAAAAAAGGCATTTAAGCCTTTTCTAAATCGACAACGATAAAAGCGTTTTTTAATGCAAAAAATCTTTTTTCGTTAAAAGGTAACCCTTTTTTATGCTTGGCGTATCCAAAAAATACCGTTAAAAATTCTAAAGATGTAAAATAGATCATTTGATTCTTTTCTTCATTGTGTGTAAAATCTTTATTTTCTAAAATATGAAATTTATAGTAATGCCACGCCTCGCCGTCTTGTTCTTTTATGTAGTTTATAACCTCATCGAAAAGATCTTGATTCATTCTTATATATCCGTTATACACGGATCCATCTTTTCCCCACGTTTTACAAAAATTAATTTTGAAAGCTTCTTTTTCTTTTTTCATGTTTTATCACTCTCCCTTTTCTATACTTTAATTATACCCAGTTTTTAACAATTGTCAACAATAAATTGTAAAAAAGTGTTATTTTCTTTTTGACTTTTTCCCGTGATTCAATCGATAAAACAACGAAAAAACGTTAAAAAACGCCTTTTTATATTTGTTAAATTTGAAAAATAAAGCGTTTAAACGTAAATTTTTGCCATATTTTAGGGAACATATAAACACCTTAAACGATCAATAAAAATGTAAAAATAAGGTATTTTCGAACGCCTGTTTTTAATAGTGTTAAAATGATACTATCGAAAATAATTTTTTGAGGAAACGAAAAAAGCGCCGTCTTATTTCAACGCTTTTTCTCGGATCTCTTCGTAATCATTGGCGAAAAGCTTTTTTAATTTGTAACCGTTTTTTAAAAATTCGTTATAAATCGAAAGATCGTTAATAGAATCACTATTATAGTTATATTTTTCGCAAAATGTCGAAAAATCCATTTTTTGATCGTATGCCTCCGCCTCTTCGAAAAGTCTTTTTAATAACTCTTTATGTGTTAACTCTTCGAAAGAATCGATCAACATTTGGCGGCGCTTATATTTGATTAAAGCGCCTTTTTCAGTTTTTGCAATATGTATTTTTTCGAAATTGTTTTTTATATTCATACGTTTACACCACCATTTTTAAAGATTAATCGAACGCGTTCTTTTTTCCAATTGTTGATCATGCGTACATCGTATTCGGATAACTCGATAAATGCGCCGCCGTTTCGTTTTAAAAAATTTTGATGCTTTGTCGTTGTCACACTATATTTTAACTCGTTAATCAATAAAACGCCGTCGATCGTTATTTTTGCTATAATTGTCGAATAATTAACGAGGCGGATCGCGTCTCCGTCTTTTTCGCTATGTAAATTTCGCCCGTTTGTCGCTTCTTCACCGTTTAAAAATTTTTCTAATACATCATTATTTTTATATTTCATGTTTTATCACTCTCCCTTTTATATATCTTTATTATAACCAGTTTTTAACAATTGTCAACAATAAATAGTAAAAAAGTTATATTTTATTTTTGACATTTTGAGAATTTGAGAAAAAGAAAAAAAGGCGGTTAAACCTTTTTTAAATGCAAAGATCGATCACTCTCCCGCCGCTCAGCGCATATATGCCCTCTGAGTGTTTGATCGTCTCGTCGGCTAAGTCTTTGAGATCTACCGATTGAAATATAAAATAACCAATAAACGATCCGAAAGTCTCCTCGAGTGTTTGCTCTAAGTCTCCCGCCGTGTTATAGATAAAACTTTCTATGTAGTGTATTTTATCATAATAATAATGATAATCTTCGTTTTTTACTTTAAATACCGCGTTTAAAATATTGTTATAATCTAGGAAACATTCGAGGATCTCACGGTCTTCTTCGTTAAAGTTTACATAAATTTCGATAGCTTCCATAATTTCCGCTAAGTTTTCGCCGTCTTCTTTTAAAAAACTCAAAATGTTAAAGATATCGTTTTTCTGCTTAAAGTCTCCGTTTAATTTTTCGTTGATTTCGTTTAAATCAAATTGGCTGATAAGCTTAACGCGTTGTTTTTTATATACACTTTCATTTTTTTCTTTTAATAATTCTAAAAATTTGTTATTCATTTTTATCACTCTCCCTTTTATATATCTTTATTATAACCAGTTTTTAACAATTGTCAACAATAAATAGTAAAAAAGTAGTATTTTATTTTTGACTTTTTGAAATAATATAGTAAAATCGTACTATGGAAAATAATTTAAACAAAAAGAAAAAAGCGCCGTTTATTGCGCTTCTTTAACTTTCACTTTTTCGACTTTTTTGATCTCGTCTTCGTATGTCCCAAATTTTACCTTGATTATGTCACCGCTTTTTAGATTCATTTTTTCAACACCTGGATCCGTATCCAGTAAATAAAATTTATCTTTTTCGCCGATGCCTTGCGTTTCGATCGAATTTTCGTTATAAAATTTGCTAAAACCTTCGCCCGTTACTATGTAAAATTTCGTTTGATTCTCGAACGCTTCCTTTTTATTTTTTATAAAACCCTTTTCATTGTGACCGAATAAAACGCCAAATGCTAGCCCAATAATTAAACCTATAATAATATAAAGTAATTTTTTCATGATTTTGTTTTTCATTTTTGATCGCCTCCCTTTTTTGTTTCGTTGTCTTCTCGTTTTTGTTTTCTCTCGTCTTTTACGACTTGAATAAACATGTAAGAGAACACGCCGATCTCGATAATTGCGATAATATTAATAATGATATCTTTTACATTCATTTTTGATCGCCTCCTTCGTTTACGATTTCAACATCAGGATCTAACGTTGTACCGTTCTCCGTTAAATAAATCGCCCAGTATTTGCCCGATTGTTTGTCAAATCCTGCATAACCCATCATTAACATAGTTTTATAATTAGTGTATTTAATTTGTTTTTTTACTTGTTTATTCATGTTTATCACTCTCCCTTTTTAAAAGTTAATTTCTTCGATATCTTCATCAATAATAAAAGTTTTTTCGTGTTTTTCGAATGCTTCTATTAATTCATCAACCGTATAACCGTCAATTTTTTGTACTTGTTTTACAATTTCGTTTACCTCTTTTTTTGTCGCTTCCGTTTTAATAATTAATAACAAGTCTTTCGTTTTTGTATCTTTGTCAATAATTTTATAAGTTTTCATTTTTATCACTCTCCCTTTTATATATCTTTATTATAACCAGTTTTTAACAATTGTCAACAATAAATAGTAAAAAAGTAGTATTTTATTTTTGACTTTTTAAAAAGAAAAAAGGCGTTTAAGCCTTTTATTTTTCGTTTTTGTTCATCTTATACAATAGCGCTGATATAATCGGAAGAGACGAGAGACAAACGATCGGAAGATGTCCCGCGCGTATTTCTTCGATTGGTAAAAAGTGCATAAATACGAGAAGGATCGCCACGCTACCGATCGCGCCTCCGATAATTAAACCGTATTTTTTTAAAAGTTTTTTAATTGTTTGCATTTTTAACATCTCCTTTTTTAATAGAACGCGCCGCCGCGTAAAAACGCTTTAAAAATGCTTTTCGTTTCAATGTATCGATAAACGCGCGCTTTTCCTCGTCTATTTCGTTTATATTGTCATATTTATAAAAGAATCGATCAAGAACGTCTAATTTTTCCGCCTTTACCTCGTTATTAATGATAACTTGCGCATATTCGTTATATTTATCGATGGTCCCGTTTTCGTCAATTGTTCGAAATCTATAAAAAACGCTTTTCGTTCCGCTTTCGTTCTCTTTTACGCTTACACGTAAATTTTTTATTTTTAATGATTTTAAATTGTTATTCATTTTTATCACTCTCCCTTTTTCATACTTTCATTATAGCCAGTTTTTAACAATTGTCAACAATAAATAGTAAAAAAGTAGTATTTTATTTTTGACATTTTGAAAAGTTAAAAATAAAATAAAAAAGTCAATATGTAAATAGTACTAAAAATTAGACAAAAAACGACACAACGAAAAGGGCTCATTTTTCCATTTTTAGGATAAAAAACGGGTTAGAATTCACCGAAAAAACAAAGATCAAAAAATAAGTAAACGGTGAAAATATACGGGCATTTTACATGCTTATGGGTGAGTAAGAGTAAAAATTTCCTTGAGTAAAACCGTTTTTTTCCGAAAGGTGATCCGCTTTATACTCATTAAATAAAATTAACCGACATAATAACGAAAGACATAAGAAAAAATATATATTGCAAGACCTTATAAATATACAAAGAAATGAATAAATATAAACAAATAAAAACATAAAAGATCGCAAATTCGAAATTTCATTTCTTCATTATGCAATAGAAAAGAAATAAAAAAGAATCATGTAAAACAAGACCAAGCAAAAAAGGAAAAGAAAGAGAAAAAACAAAAGAAAAGATCGGGACTTGATGGCGACGATTTGTAACATCGTAAAGAATCGAGAGGAGAACGAGAGGGAAACGAAAAGGCGATCATGCTTTTCTCCTCGTTATATAAAAGAAGGTTAAACGATCCCTTATTCGTGAGGGTATCGAAAAGAGATGCGGTATCGTTTCGAAGAGTGACATAAACGGGCGGAGCTACATAAACGGGGGTAGCGGGATATATACCGAGAGGAGAGGGCGAGAGGGTAGGCGATAAGGTGGCGAATATATCGAGAGATAGGGGAGGGGTGGCGTGCTGGTGTCGAGATGATGGCGATTGGGTAGCGTTGAGGGTGTCGATTGGTTATCGTTTAAACACTTGCTTTCTTCCGCTGGGTGTGTGTCTATAAACTCGAGGGGGTACCCCGCCACATTCTACCCGTACACATTGACGGCATAACATACCCTTGATATTGTATCGAGTAGGCGTGAGGGTATTGACATATTGATCATATTGTTGCATAAATAAATAAAATTAATTTGACTAAATCAAATTTTGTCAAGTTTTAACAAGATAAATAAAAAAAGTTTTAAATTTTTCTTGACTTTCTTTTAATTTTGCTTTATAATGATTAATGGCGCAAAAAACACGAAATTTTTAATATTTTTTCGACAAAATTTTTTCGCCCCCAAGTCGGCACCCATTTCCCGCTCTCTGCTGTAGAAAAATAATACGTAGTATTTTCGAACTCAGGGGGTTGCTATCGTTACTCCTATCGAAGTCTATTCGAAGTCTTAACGTAGTCTTACCGATAATCTTGATAATTTCGACAGTTATCTCGAAGCAGTTATCTCGAAGTCTTATCGTAGTTGATTCCGAATGAATAATTCCGAAGTCTTATCGTAAGGGAAAGGTGTTTTAACGAAATCTCTAGTGTGACACTCGTGTTGTTCGCTGTTAAATACTGTTAACAATTATATACGTAGTGTCTTTCCGATTTTCTCTTTATTCTTACCCCTTTGTAAACCGTCTAGTATCGTTAGATACCCAGGCGGCTTTTTTTGTACTCGAAAGTCCTCTCTTAAAAAATTTTCTGATCATTTTTAAAACTCAGGGTGTCCCTTATATAGAATTATACATACGTAAATAACGCCTAAAATGGCGTATTTTTAATTTAAGGAGATTTTTACGATGACTTTATCTACTACTGCGAAAATAATCGATTTTGATAGTCGTTATAAAGAAAGAATCGGATATGAATGTCTTGCGATAGGAAAGTCGCTTGCTAAACGAATTGATGAGGTAGGAGATTTCTTCGGTTTAAACGTTTCAACACACTCTCCCGACTTTTTAACAGAGGAATTAACGAGAATCGAAAAGGTAGCGTTCGATTGCTTTGGATTAGACCACGAAGATGACGATATTTTTGCTTTACACTTCGAATTTCTACACGGAGGATTATCTATAGAAGAGTTCGTCCGTTATGCGAAACAAAGACAAGAAAATAAACGTAAGGAGAATAAATAAAATGACAAACTACTACGAGAAGAGATTCCAAAAACGAAAAAAGAACGACAAAGCAACGCTTATTTATAGCGGAGGATTTGTAACGATGGAAAATGAATTGTTGCTGTATAACTTGCTAGGATATTCTGAAGATCCTTCGATTCGAGTAACTCCTGCAACGTTAGACGTGTACCGCGCGCTAAAACAACATCAAAATCACTCGGACGATAGCGAAATGTACGGGAAAGCATGGATTAGTATCGAACGTCTCGCTCTTAAACTTGCAATCAATCGAAAAACATGCGCTAAGCACTTAACGATACTAGAAAATGTCGGATTATTGCGTATTCGTCGCTTTTACAGAGGCGGACGTAAGCATACCGAGTTCAATTTCGGACATATTTTGACAGAAGCCGAGTTTAAAGCAAAGTATCCTGAAGTTATCGCAATATTCAACGAAAAAATGAAAGAAACGGAGAGAGATAGCGATGTAGAACCTTGGTATAAACCGAAAAAAGAAGCCAAGGACGAATAGACCTTAACCTCTTGTACGCTTTAATGCGTTGTGCGTTGCAACTTGACCTTCCTCGATTTTCTCTTGCTCGATTCCAATATAACGAAGAGTTACCGCTGGATCTGAATGGTTCAAAATCTTCGTTAAATACGCAAGAGCTTCAGCTGCTCTACCTTTTTCCGAATTAACCGTATAAAACCAAAATGAAAATGTTTTACGTAAACTATGCGAACCTAAACGAAGTCCAACTAACTTACCGTCGCTGTCACGTTTTCTTACACCAATCTTAATAGCGGCGGCGGTGATAATGTTCCACGCTTGCTGACGGCTAATTGGTTTTGGATTACCGAACTCATCAAGCTTTTGACTTGCGAACAATAACTGATTATCCTCGGTAATCGAAAGCTCATCAAGCAGGTCGCGAATTTCTGCGGAAAACTCATCACCAAACACTACATTCGTTTCTTTATACGTTTTTTCTTGCCCGTATTCTGTAATACGAATTACTCCCGACTCATCTACTACATCTTTGCGGCGAAGAATGATGATATCGCCAATACGAAGAGCAGAAGCGATACCGATTAAGCACATTAAGCGGTCTCTCGGCTTTAATACGTTCAAAAAGTTATTATATGTATCGAGATCTTTAATCGGCTGCGTTTTGCGTATGTCTGATTTATTCTTTTTTGCTTTTTTTGACTTATTTCGACTTTTTTTAACTGTAATTTTCTCAAGCTCCTCTTGGAGCTTCATGTTTTTCTCTTCCATCGCGTTTAACTTCGTCATCATTTCACTTAAAAGTGTCATCATTTCTTGTGTTTCATTTTTTGTACTCATATCTACCACCTCCCAGTCAATTTTATGAGTAAATACACGTAAAAGTAAAAAATTACCCCTACTCGTTATACTTATTGTAGTAGAGATGTTACATTTTGTCAACATTTTTTTGTCAAATTTTTCAATAATTTGACAGAGTAATTCAAAAGGAGGAAATACCTTATGGCTTGGATTGAAGGTAAGTTTCTTAATGCGAATGAACGCATTGAACGTATGAAACTATTAAAAGAGCGCTTACGAAAATTAAAATTAATATATGACGCTGGTAAAGCGACGGATCATCACATAGATATGCTATTATCCGATAAAGAAGAACTGAAAAAACTAAACCGCGTACACAGAGCGTCTGAAGATGTCGCTTATTTTGCGTATGAATATTTATCCGATGGAGCTAATCCTGACAATGAAGATAATATTATCCGAAATCGGGATAACGGCGAAGCACATCAAGAAATGGAAGATATGGCGAAACTACATCGAGACTTTTTTGATTTATGTGATTACGTTGATCATGTAGAGCGAAATACGAACTTAGCTATCGCTGCTCCACGAGGACACAATAAAAGCGGAACGTTTTCGAACATCTTACCGCTTCATCAACTTGTTTTTCGAAAAAGAAGCTATATTCTCGTTATCTCAGAAACGGATACACTTTCGAAAAAATTAATTGGTTGGGTAAATAAGCAGTTGAAATTTAACGAAAAGCTTCGAAATGACTTTGGTGTACTTCTTCACCCGAAATCAACGCAAAACGAGAAAGATAACGAAGAAAGCTTTATTACGTTAACGAATGCACTCTGTGAAGCGTCAAGTTCGGGCAAGCAATTACGAGGAAAAAGACATGGCAGTCTTCGTCCAGATCTTGTATGCATTGATGACCCATCTAGTATGAATAATGAAGGAACTAAGGACGCTAGGGACAAGCTAATTTCGTGGTTTAACTCTGTAGTACTACCGATTGGTTCTGAATCAACGGCGATCGTTCTTGTAGGAACGGTTGTATCACAATCGGGGCTATTAAATCACTGTATGTCGCGTAAAGATTTCAAGAAGTCGTTCCATAGCGCTATCGTAAACGAACCAGCGTATCCTGATTTATGGCAGCAATATATCGAGTTATATTCACGCGCTGATGAGATGGACGAAGTGAACGAATTTTATGAAAAGAATAAACCACTTCTCGAACAAGGTGTAGAAACGGCATGGTCTTGGCGTTGGACGTATCGTGAACTTATGCACAAAAAAGCGAACATGGGAACGAAGTCGTTTAACTCGGAATATCGTAATCTAGCGTTCTCAGAAGACGAGCAATACTTCTTACCTGAAAATTTCGCTTATTACCGATTTAATTACGACTTTGGAAAGAAAGTAATCTTCTATGAAGGAGAAGAAATCCCGATTTCTCGTTTATACGTAACAGGTGCGTGGGATATTGCGATGGGACGTACGAGTCGTTCTTGTTTTAACTCGTGTTTGATTGTAGGACGCGATGAATTAACAGGATTAATGTTCGTTTTGGACGAGTATGCTTCAAAAGAGCAACCGCACATCTTCATGAATAAAGTTGTTGAGAAAATCCGCTACTGGAGACCGAAACAATTCGGAGTTGAAACGATTAACGCATACCATGAGTTTTATCGACAACTGGAAGAAAGGCTACGCGTTGAAGGAATCTACCAAACTCGATTAAAAGATGTTAAATCGCACAAGTCTTCAAAAGAAGAACGTATCGAAAGTTTAGAACCGCTTGTAGCGAATAAAACACTTGTGTTTAACTCATCGCACCAAACATTACTCGACCAAATGGCGCAGTACCCGTTTGGCGATTACGTCGATTCAATCGATGCTCTTCAAATAGCGACATCAATCGTAATGAAACCTAAAGCGAAGCTGCTCGAAAAACCTGATTGGCTATAACCGTATCTCAGTTTCGCGGATACGGTTTTCACGAATACGTGTTCGACGGATACGTGAAAGTGCCATATTAGTAATAACTAAGTGTAGTAATAACTAAAGGTAGTAATAACTGAATGTAGTAATAATATATTGCGAACTGTATTACAAGTAATACTATTCGCGATAGAAAACATTAAATATCATACGAACGTATGTAAGCAAAAGGTTATATAAAATGCTAAAAGAAAAGAAATAGAATGAGTAACAAAGAACGGTTCGTCCGAAAACTTGAATACGGTATGGGAGGAAATGGAATGGCTACAAAAAAAGAATTAGAAGCGAGATTAACACTGCAGCAACGAAAGGCTGCCGTTTTGTTAGTGGAAAACGATTTGGAGTTACCTGATAGAGAGCGTATGTCTTTGGAGGAATTGGCTCAAGAAATAAAAGTATCCCGAATGTCTTTGTATAGATGGCGTACACAAGACAAGGATTTTATCGATTACGTAAACTTGATTGCCGATGATTTCTTCGAAGCAAAACGTTCTTTCGCTTATCGTCAGTTAATGAAATCAATCAGTGGCGATCAGCCGTCCGTAAAGGCGTTAGATTTATACTTTAAGAGATTCGGGTTATTAAGTGAAGTCCACCGAGTAGAAACGGAAGTAATCAACCGTTCTAACGAAGATATTTTGCTAGGTATGAAAGAACTCGACCTATTAATCGAAGCACCCGAAGAAGAAGGGGAAAAAGAAGAAGCGGACACAGATACTTTATTACTAGAGGATTTTGAGGAGGAGAAATAATGGCATTATTCGAAACGGGTAAACAGTTCCCGCCACAAAAAGATATCGAACGTATCGCTAAATATCAAAAAGGTGAACGTATTTACAAAGGGAAGGATTTACAAGATTTATATAACCGCGCACAAGCACTTTTAAAAGAGTCGAAGCATGCTCCTCAGTTACGTAAGCTCTACACGGCTGTAAACGTCGTTCAGATGCTTTCCCAGAAGCCTGCAGACCTATTAGTTGGCGAGCCTCCTGTGTTCGAGAGCGGGCAATCTGGAGCTTCTCAGGACGCTGTCAATCGCTTAGCAGAAGAAAACGATTTAACGAGTCTTTTACACGATATTGGGACAAGCGGAGCATTCCGTGGAGATATGTGGTTAAAAGTACGTTATGGGTATCGACAAGACTTTTCCGAGCTATTAGCATTCGGCGGAGAAATTCCCGACACGGTTCCAATGGAAAGTATCATCGAAGCAGTTAACCCAAACTACGTATTCCCTGAAGAAAGCGGGAAGAATGCGAAAAGTTTTAAAGCGGTAAACGTTGCTTATGTTCAATACGAAGATTCACTTGGAATCGCTGATCCGTATAATCCTTTCGATTTACGTGATGAAGCGTTGGAAAAGAACAATATCCAGTTGATTACAACAGGAAGAACGCCTTACCTTTACGTAGAGCGCCATATTCCAGGGTATATCTTCTTCCACAAATTCCAATTAAACGAGTTTGACCTTAACATGGATTATGGTATTCAGATCCCTGTTTATAAAATCGGTGATTTAGTCGATACTGGACGCCAAGCAGAAAACAAGAAGAATATTGTCGAAACAGGCGTACCAATGCCGCTTTTATTTCATGCACCTTATTCTGCGATTGATACAGAATGGCAAGGTATGAGTTTAGTAGAGGTTATTTCGGATTTACTTGCTGCGATTAATGACCGTCTTACACAAATCTCATACATTCTTTGGAAACACGCGGATTAACACACTGGTTCGCGTTAAATCTCTCTAATTGCTGGAACACCCTAAAAACTTTTTAACCACAACGTAGTTGGAAACGACAAGCGTGATGGTCAAAAATAAAAAGGATAGGCACGATGGGAAATCAGCAGCGAAGCCTCTAAGTCTGACGAGATATGAGGAACGTTCAACGACTAGTCGAAAGACGTAGGGTTCAAGTGAACTCGAAACGGGAGACGGTATAAGGAAGCTTACCGAAGATATAGTCTCTTCTACAAGGAAAGCTTGTAGCGGTTCGTTAGGGAACGGGGTAAGGGTAACGACCTTACTCGAAGGTAAAGCCTACAGCTTATGGACCTGATTTATCAAATGCAAACGGAACAGCGGGAACGCCGTGGGGTGGTAAATACATTCCGCTTGATAAAGACGACCAAAAACCTGGTTATATGGTTTGGGAAGCGCAACTTGATTCAGCATTCCGTGAATTAGATACGTTATTAGGTCTTGTATTCATGAAAGCAGAAACGCCTCAGTGGTTATTCGGAACGGTATTAACAGCTGATACAGGGGGTTCAGGTACGTCGCATAGTGATGGATCTGCTATTCGTGCTCGTTTCATGCCAATCACATCAAAAGTAAATCGTATTCGACTACATCTCGATAAAACGGTTCGAGATGCTCTTTATGCTGCTCAATTACTTGAAATTAAAGCGAATGAGAACGTAAAAGGGTTCGAATCTTACGAAGCAGTTTATCCAAAGGTAACGTGGAAAGACGGTATTCCAAAAGACGAGAAAGAAGAAGCGGAAATCATGGCGATTCGTACAAACGGAGCAACTACGCTTGATACTCTTTCTGCGATTAAACGCTCGGACAACTTAAATGATGATCAAGCACAAGAAATCGTAGATCGTATCGAAGTAGAGAAAAAAGCGAGACAGGAGCAGGCGTTAGCCGCAACTCCTGACGTTTTTAACGAACTTCCAGCGGAACCTGCGCAGGATTCGAATTCGTCGGGATCGGACGAAAAAACAAACTAGGAGGATAGCGTATGAATGAATTAGATTTCCAACAAAAATACGATAAACAAATACGTGAAATCGAACAAGTATTCGGTTTAAGCATTCAAAGAATTTTGGGCGAAATCGATGCGTTAGACCTTCTTTCCATCAACAATGGGGATGTCGATAAAACGATTCGAGAAATCAATCGTATTCTTGAGGTCTCTATTAAAGACTTAGATGAAAAAACAGATGAGTTAATCCCTGCAGTTGTAGAAGCAGGGGTTTTACTTTATCTTGCTTCACTAAGCATTACGGTTGGAGAACTTACACTTAACCACTTGCAAAAAGGTTTAATCAAACGATTAACACGCGAAATGAAGAACGATTTCCGTACAATTATTCGAACAATGAGTACGAAAACAGATGCTGCCCTTCGAGAAGCTGTAAATGCCTCTCTAAGACGTCGTTTTTTAGGTAGTCCCTTAGACCTTCCAGAGCTACAAAAACAGCGCCAGCGTATCGCAGAAGCCGTTAAACAGTCTGTTAAAAGCGGGTTCGTCGATAAGGTAGGTAGAACGTGGCAACCAGAGACGTATGCGAGAGTAGTTGCTCAAACGAAAGTAATGACAGCATTAAATGAAGCAGCGATTAACGAAGGAATTGCTCGAGGAAACAAATTCGGGATTATCGCAGGACCAACAGCAAAAGATGCTTGCAACGATTGGATTGGGAGAATCGTAAAACTAGATGAAAGTATTCCAGGAAATTATCCGACGTACGAAAGTATAAAAGCAACCAAAGAATGCTTCCACCCCAATTGTCATCACTACATTCGAGGTATTTCTGAAAAAGATATAGAAAATTAACGAAAAGGTGAAAAATACTTCGCATTTGTCATGCTTTTGGTTGTAAGGAGGTACTTTTTACCCTTACCTCTATTACTAAAATACTATTAAAAAATCCTATCGTGGCGTTACACGTAAAATTCGTAAATGGAGGAAATTAAAATGGAAAACGAAAACACGCAAGTTCAACATACAGAAGAAACAAACCCTATTCAAGAAACGCAAGCTAATCCGAACACTGGTGCGGACCAGACACAAAACCCCGTTAGCACAGGAGAAGCTAAAACGATTCCATACGATCGTTTCAAGGCAAAAGTAGATGAAGTAAACACATTTACTACTACGTTAAAAGAACTAGGTTTTGACAATATCGATAGTTTAAAAGAGTTTGCGACTACGGCTAAAGACCTACAAGCTAAAGAGGAAGAACGTAAGCGCGGAGAAATGTCAGAAATCGAAAAGCTACAAAATGACTTAGCGAAAGCTAACGAAACGATTACTTCATTAAACGACAACTTACGTTTAATGAACGAAACGTCCAAACAGCAAAAAATTAGAGGCGCTTTCGAAAAAGCAGCGCGAGAAAAAGGTATTGCGTATTTAGAGGACGCTTTCGAACTTTCTAAAGCCAAAATTTCTTCTTTAGAAGTAGCAGAAAACGGCGAGGTAAACGGAGTTGAAGACATCGTAAAAGAGCTTATTGAATCTAAGCCTTTTTTACTAAACCAAGTAGAAGCAAAACCTCATGAAATAGGGGAACCTAGCAATCCGACGGCTAACCCAGTAAATAATAAATCAAAACAAGAAGTACTGAAAGAGTACGCGGATCGCGCTAGACGTACCAATAAACACGAAGACATGGTTGCTTATATGCGAAAGAAGAAAGAACTAGGGCTTTAAGCCTACATTAATTATTTATTACTAGGGGGAAATACAAAATGGAACAAATCTTTTCTACAGATTTAGTAGGAGTAAAACAATCCGTAGTTGATGAGATTTTACTTTTATCACCTGCAAAAACACCAATGATCAATCTTTTAGGTTTCGGACCTGCTATTGCTCAAACTCAACACCAATGGTTTGAAGATGCTATTTTCGCTGACAAAACTAAACTAGCTGGTGCTGTTGACGCTGCTGCTGTTGAATTAACAGTTGAAGACGTAGAGCCTTTCCGTACAAACCAAGTAATCAAAGTTGAAGAAGAGCGTATTTTAGTTTTAACGGTTGACACTGTTGGCAAAAAACTTGCTGTACAACGTGGTTATGCTGGTACAACTGCTGCTGCTCACGCTGTTGGCGTTGTTGCTGAAGTAATGTTCTCTGATACTGAAGAAGGTATGGACGCTCGTTCTAGCCGCTACAAAAAACGTGTTCCTAAAGACAACGTTACTCAAATTTTCTCTGATTCTATCAGACTTTCAGGAACAGCACAAGAGATCGCTCAATACGGTATTACTGATCTTTACTCTTACGAAAAAGCGAAAGTTCAATTAGGACAAGCGCTTGAGTTAGAAAAAGCTGTTATCAACGGCGTTAAATATGTAAACGGTGAAAAACGTTATATGCGTGGAGTTCGTGACTTCATTCAAACAAACGTTGTTGAAGGTGCTGGCGCTACTCTTACTGACGACATGATTAACGATTTAGCTCAATCAGTATTCGATGCTACTGGCGTTGAAGCTGCAGGCGGTAACTACAAGTTAATCGTTTCACCAAAACAAAAACGTCTTATCTCTGATTTCGGTAAAGCTGAAATTCGCTTAACTCGTCAAGATAACGGACGCGGACAAGTAGTAGATCACTATACTTCTGACTTCGGCGATTTCGAAATCGTTATGAACCCGAACTTAGATCCTAACGAAATCATCTTACTTGACGCTAACCGTGCTACAATTCGTCCAGTTGCTAACCGCGAATTCTTCCACAAATTCCTAGGCGACAAAGGTGACTATGTAGAAGGTATGATCACTGGTGAGTACACGCTTGAATTCCTTCAAGAAGAAGCTCACGCTCGTATCCGTAACTTAGGTTAATAGATACGAAGAATCCGTAGTCCTTTAAAGGGGCTACGGGTTTATTTTTGATAATACGAGACGAGGAGATGATAGAATGGCGAAATTTACAAGTAAATTCGCTAAACTGGGCTTCTATGTCGATGGTACACGAAAAAACTTCTTTAACGGAGTTTATCATACTGACGATAAAAAAGAAATCGAAATTTTAGAGAAGATGGATTTCGTAGAAAAAGAAGTCGAAGAAAAGGTAGAAGAAAAAGCGGAGGAAACAGTAGAGAAAAAACCTGCTACTTCTCGAAAAAAGCCCTCGGCTAAACAATAGAGGGGTGATTAGTCGTGACGATATTGTTATCAGAAGCTGATTACTATATGGAAAACCAAATAATTGATATTGAAGATTGGCAAGATTCCGACGACAGTAAAAAGCGAAGATTACTAAATGTCGCAGAACGCGTACTAGGAGAAACATATCCTGACTACACAATTCCACACGAAGCTATTTTCGAATTTTCTGCTGTATTAGCTGTGTTTTTCAATGATACAAACAAAATGCAACAGTATGGTGTCGCTAGTTTCGGTATTACAGGCGTAGCTTCTTTCACGTTCAAACAAGGCGAAACAAACGATATATACGATTTAATCCCACGAACAGCAAAAGAATTAATCGGTAAAGCAAACGATGTTAAATTAACGGGAAAAGTCGTAACGGATACGGTGCTTTAAATGGCAGTTATTCCTTTAAAGCAATCCGTTGATGTATATAAAAAACAAGTTTCTGATGGTTGGGGGCATAAAACAGTCGGAAAAACGCCTTCTATGACGCTTAAATGCCGTTATCAAGAAGGAATCGACAGGGAAGAAAGCTTACGATACAACATGAACGACTTAGTTTTAAACGGAAAGTTTATCTTCGACAAGTATCCCGAAATTACGTTAGAAGACCGATTAGAATTCACAGATGAACACGGAATTGTTCACTCGTTTGAACCGAGAAACATTGACGTGATTCGTTGGTTAAACGGAAAACCTATGTTCACGGTGGTGTTAGTATGATCAGTATGTCAGTCGATATAGGCGGAATTGATCGTTTCCAACTTGCATTAAGGCTTTTACCTCAAGCGATGGACGAAGGAGCTAAAAACGGTGTTAGAGAAGCGCTTAAACTCATGCGTGATGATGCGCGTGAAGTCGCTCCAAAAGACACAGGCGAACTTCGTAAAGGGATTCGTCCCGATAGTATTATTACGGGAAATCTTTCTCGTAAAGGTGAAGTAAAAGGTACTCTACGCTCCAAAGCAAGAAATGATAAAGGATTCGATTATGCGTATTTTCATGCAGCTGCCTTCCCAAAAAGAACGTATGATAAGCCAACAACACCAGGAACTTCGCCTTACTATTTAGAAAAAGCTTTTATTGAAAATACAGCGAACCAACGGAAATACCTTAACGTTATTGAACAAGAGATATTACGCGAATTAAGAGGGGCGGGGTGGTAATCATGAGTATTTCAAATGAGCTTGAAAGTGTCGTTTTGTTCATTCAAAACATTTTCCCTACAGCAACGTTCGAAAGACAAAATATTCCTGATGACGTTTCCCCGAATCTTTTCGTCGTATCTTTTCACAATGAAATAAGAACGACTGAAACTCGTTTCCATACGAAATTAGAACGAGAATGGCAGTTTGCTTATTTCGGAGAAAGTACGTTAGATGTACTCGATCAAATGGATAAGCTTTCAAAAACGTTATTAGATGCTCGAATTGTGATACCGATAAAGGACAGTTTGAGATACATTCGGATTAATACTTTCGCAATTTCCGAACCTTTTCAAACTGAAAATAAAATAGACGCTATCATGGGTGTACTTGTTACAGAAACTCGTGAAGCGCGTTCTCAAGATACATTCGATAAGATTATGAGTGTTTCGACAGTGATTAAATAACAGGAGGTAATGAAGATATGGCAGGAAATTGGGACGTAAATAACCCGCCTAAAACACCAGGGTTATATATTAACTTCGTAGAAACTGCAAAAGAAAAGATTGTTGGCGGAACACGCGGTATCGTAGCGATTCCTTTAAAAACATTCAGCGGAACAGCAGTAGCAGATAAGGTGTATGAAATCGATAACGAAAACGCAGCTATCGAACTTTTCGGAGCTGACAATACTCAGTCGATTAAATTCGCTTTACAAGGTGGAGCGAGTAAAGTTCTTGTTTACACGTTAGCTACAATCGACGCAACAAATGGTCCGACTGAAGCAGAAGTGTACAACAAAGCACGCGCTGCATTCGATGCTCGTCCGTTTGATGTATTCGTATTTGACGGTGAGATGATTCCTCAACATGACGAAACGCTTGTATGGGTAAAAGCTCAACGTGAAATTGGTAAACACTTCTCCGTTGTATTAGGTGGAGACGCTACTACTGACGCAGACCCAGCATTAGGTAACGCAAGAACAACACTAAACTCTGACGACTACATCATTAACTTGATTAACGGCGTTGAAATTTCGGGTGTTGAATATACAAGTTCTGCTTATGCTCCGTTTATCGCGGGTGTTGTAGCAAGTGTTGCGTTAAACCGTTCACTTACGTACACAGTTTTACCTGTTGACGATGTGACTTTACGTTTAACAAACACACAAGTAAACGACGCTTTACTAGCAGGTTCGTTAGTATTCGTACACGACGGACAAAAAGTAAAAATCGTTCAAGGTTTAGCAACTAGCGGTAAGAAAATCCGTTCTGTGAAAACTAGACAAGCCGTTGCGACTGATATTCAGCGTACAGGTGAGGATAGCTACGTTGGTAAAATCAACAACAACGCAGACGGACAAAAAGCGTTATCTGCAGCGATTAAAGCGTATCTAGAAGAGTTAGAAGCGAACAACGTTCTAACAAACATCGAAGTAGCGCTTGATGCAACTGCTTCTACGGGAGATTCAATCTTCTTAGACGTAGCGTATGACGATATCGATTCTGTAGAACGTATCTTACTTTCTATTAATCTGTAATAACTAATCCGAGGGGGTAATATAACATGGCAATGGACGCAACTCGCGTACTCAATGGGTCGTTTGGAGAAGTTTGGATGGACGGAGTTTGGTTGACAAACATCACGTCTATCGAAGCAAAAGTAGAAATCAATACTGAAGAAGTTCAACGAAGTGGAACACGGTAAACATCTGCCGCTTAGTAGAGTAATTTACTAATGATAATCGGGCAAAATCGGAGAAAATCTCACGAAGACAACTCCGAGATAACTAGCAGACCGCTAGCATTGTAGAGCGTAGGAGATGAGCGTTATGGAAGCGATAATTCTCCCAAGAGTGTCCGAATTCCTTACAGGAATAAAATGTACGCCGAACTACTAGGCGACTAGTAGAAGTTAGGATAAAAAGCCTAGCGATAACAAATTTGGGATTGGATACAAAACCACTTCATTAACAGGTTCAGGTTCGATTTCAGGGTACCGCGTATCTTCTGAATTAATCGAGCAAGTAGGTTCAATCATGTCTGACACAGGTAAACCTTACGTTTGCGAAATCATGGCGAAGATCGCAGATCCTGAGGCATATAATGCTGAAGTTTATCGCGTCAGATTGAAAGGGGTCCAATTTACGGGTATTCCTGTAATGAATTTCGAAGTGGGCTCCCTAGTTGAGGAAGAGTGGGAGTTCCAGTTTAGCGGATTCGAAATCGTTGACGCAATTCATGGAGACACAAACGCTACTCCTTAATAAGTAAGAAGGGCGAGGGTTAATCCCTCTGCTCTTTTTATTTTTGTAAAAAACACTAAAAAAATAAAAAAAATATTAATTTGACTTTGGAGGTCGTGTGTAATGGCAAAAAATCAAAACGATGTATTAGCAGCTCTTTTAGCAGTTGACGATAAATTAGAACAAGATATAACAATGAAACGATTTGGTGTAGATTTTACGATCAAAGCGTTAGATGGCGCGTTAATCAACTCTATCCAGAATCAAGCAACATTCTTTCAAGGTAAAGGTAAAAACAGAGAAAAGATCCTTGACGAGCAAAAGTTTCAATCGTTAATCATCGAAAAAGGTTGCGTTAATCCGAACTGGAACGCAAAAGAATTAAAAGAACGTTATCCTGAATGTCCGACAACAGCTGATATCATTCAAAAACGTTTACTTGCGGGTGAACTTGCAAGATTAACAAACGAAATCCTTGATCTATCGGGTTTCTATGATGAAGAAGACGAAATAAAAAACTAATGAAGGAGGGCGGCGAACTGTCGCTCCTCCACGCAATATTTCAACTTCATCATATTCCGCCTCATACCGTACTTAGTTGGGATCCTTATTCCCGAAAAGTCGCGTATGCGAGTATGTTATTACGTTTTGAAGAAGAAGATAAAGCGAATAAAAAAGCGAACAAGGGTAGAACGAATTTGCTCGAAGGCGCTTCGTTAAAAGACTTGTCGAACCGAATGGGAAGCGGAAACTAACAGTAAACAAGGGGGAGGGATATACTTATGGCGAATAGTTTGAACTTGATGGCGCGTATTATGGTTCGTGTACAAGGTATGAATCAGCTCGGGCAATTAAATAACCGAATGACGAGTTTACAACGTACAACGGATCGTACGCGAAATAGAATGGGTCAGTTTGCGACAGAATCTAGTAAGTTGACGACATCAGTTCATAAAATGAATTTCGGTTTAAGTGATTCCATTAAAATGTTTGGTACGTTAGCTACGGCGATCGGTGGAGCGGCAGCAGTTGCGAAATTGCTTGATGCAACCGTTGGAGCAGCAGCTCGTAAAGAGTTCTCTCAAAGTGCGATGAGCGCGATATTCCCAACAAAAGAAATCACAAAAGAAGCAACCGACTTCTTAGAATCAAAGCAGTTAAAATCGATGTTTACGCTTGAAGATTTCTACGCTGCAGGTCAAGGTATGGCTTCTACGTTTAAAGATAATATCGACGGATTTAAAGAAGCGGTAGGACAAGTTGAACGATTAGCTACGCTCGATCCTGAACAAGGGATCCAAGGTGCGGCGTATGCGATGCGTGAGGCAATGTCTGACGATTCAATGGACGCATTCCGTTCATTACAAGAACGTTTCGAGTTAAACAAAGCCGTTATCCGACAAGCGCGTGAAGAAGCCGATGCATTAGGTTTAACAGGAAAACAAAAGAACTTATTCGTAGTAAATAAAGCGTTAGAAGACCGTGGTGCAACACAAGAGTTTATCAATCGTCAAATGGCGACATCTGTCGGTTTATGGACGCAAATCAAGAATAAATCGAAAACGGCGCTTATGAAAATGGGTGACTATACGCTTAAATATTTAAAACCAGCGTTAGGAGAAGTTAATAAATGGTTTACGCCTGAACGTATGGATAAAATCGCTAAAACGTGGGGTAAACGATTAGCTTACATCATCAACGGTTTTATCGACTTAGGAAAAGACGTTAATGATTGGTTAACAGGCTCTTCGTTTAAAGAGTTTATTAACGATATGCGGAAAACGTTAACTCCTTTCGTAGGTAGATTAAAAGATTGGCGAGACCTTATGAAAGAAATCTGGAAATTCATTAGTACGCACTTTATTCCTGTTTTAAAAGATTTCAATAAACAATTAGGCGACACTGATACAGCGGTAGGTAAAGTATGGCAAGTATTAGCTCCTTTCCTTGCGACATTACTCGTACTTAAAGGATTTAAAGGACTAGGTAAAAAACTAGGGCTTGACGTCATGTTCAAACGAATGGTTGGACCAATGGCGTTTATCTTTGGTGGAGCGATGTTAGCGAGAATGAAAAAGTGGGGAGGATTACTTCGTTATGCATTCGCCGAAGGTAAAGTAGCGAAATTCCTACGTGTATTCTCAAAAGCTGGTCTTCGTTCTGTTTCTAAGTTATTCGCAGGTACAGGTTGGGGATTAATTATTTCGATTCTTATCGAAGTTGGTTTCTGGTTAGCAGATAACAAAGAAAAAGTAGAAGCGTGGGCTAAGGCATTTAACGAAAAGCTAGGACCTGTAAAAGATAGACTGAAAGAAATTTTTCAAAAAATGGGTGAAGACGTTTCTCCGATTTGGAATGATTTTACAAAGTATATTACTGATACATGGGACCGAATGATGGATCATCTTTCTAATCCAGAAAAGCAAAAAAGCTGGAGCGATATGTGGTCTAACGTGACTACTGTAGCTAAAGGCGCACTTGATATGATGGTTTTAAACGTTACAAATGCGATAAGCGGAGTATTCTCGATTTTAGGTTTCCTCGGTGATTCTTTGTGGGATACTTTTGTCGATTTACTACCTATTTTGGCTGTAACAATAGAAAACGCCTTTAAAACGATAACTGACGTAATTTCAGGAATTTTTGATGCTTGGGGTGCGTTATTTAACGGAGATTGGAGCGGATTTTTCAGCGGATTATGGTCGATAGTTACTGGGTTTGTTGATAATATGATTGGCGGTTTCGCTCGATTTTTCTCGACAGTTTTCGACTCTTTAGGTAAATGGGGAAATGACATGTATGAGAATCTTGGCGGATTGTTCAATGATTTAATCACGAACGCACTCGATTTTTCAACAGGAATGTTAGACGTTTTTGGAAAAACATGGGCTGGGTTAACTAGCAAGATTACTGCTCCGTTCCAAAGCGCTTATGAAAAAGTAACGGGTTTCCTAAGCGGAATGTTATCGAAAGCGCAAGATGTTCTTGAAAAAATTGGTCTTGTTAACGCTAGTAAACCTTCATTAGACGACGCCAGCACGAAAGTAAAAAGTAAAACGGACGGTTCTCACCGATTCGGACGCGCTAGTATTCCTTTTGATGGATACCAAGCGACGCTTCATAAAGGCGAACGCGTACTAACCGCTCAAGAAAATAAAGACTATAGCGATTGGAAGTACTCTGGAAGTTACGGAGGCGGCGTGAACATCGGTTCATTAGCAGGAACAATCATCATCAGAGAAGATGCAGACATCGACAAATTTGCTGCTGCGTTTGCTCGCGAGGTAAATCGTGCGGCAAATAACGGTGCATAAAGGAGTGAATACAAATGGGTAGAGTCGAGTTTTGGTTATCGTATGATAATGGAACAGAACGAATTCAACTTCCTGTTAACCCTAGTACGATAGCTATCACTAGCCCGTTTGGGTTCGAAGATGTTGAAGTTTCTCAGTTAGGTGAAATTCAAATTATTAAAGAGAGAGGACTTAAAGAAGTATCCCTCTCTTCTTTTTTCCCTAAATACTACAACTCTTCTTTTTGTGAATATACGAATATTCCTGATCCTCAAACGGCAATCCAACAAATTGAAAAATGGCGAGATACGCGCCTACCTATTCGACTAAATATTACGGGAACAGATGTTAATATACCTGTTACCATTCGCGATTTCTCTTATGAAAAAGAACGAGCTGGTAGTCCTGAAGATATTTATTTCGATATGACTTTGAAAGAATTTCGCTTTTTAACATTTCGTACAATTTCAGATAGTACAAACCCTGGAGATTCTCCGACACAACGCCCTGGTTCTTCCTCATTACCTTCGACATATACCGTAAAAAAGAATGATTGTTTATGGGGTATTGCTCGTTCTTTATACGGAGATGCGACGAAGTGGAAAAAGATTTACGACGCTAACGTTGCGAAAATAGGAAAGAATCCGAACTTAATTAAACCAGGTCAAGTTTTGGTGATACCAAGTGCCTAGTTATTCTGGTAAATCGAAAATAGAAGTGTGGTATCGAGACGGGGGAACTCAGTACGATATTACGCCTATCGTCACAAGCGTAACTTGGTCGGGTGATACGCAGCAATCAGGGAGACAATTGGGTTTATCTCTAAAGAATACGATTAATGGACGTACAAAAGCGATTAATATAAAAAATGGGAACGAAGTCGTACTAAAGAACTACGGTACGACACTATTTCGAGGAGTTATTTTTTCGAATGATATTTCGTATGACGGAACTTCTTCCGTTACGGCTTACGATACAAATATTTATTTAACGAAAAATAGCGCTATCCAAAAGAAGTATCGAAATATGAGAGCAAGTGATATTATTGTTCAACTTTGCGAGGAGTTCGAAATTCCACACGGTGCGGTAGATGATACTGGCTACTATATTCCGAGTATGATTTTCGAAAATGCAACGGTTTGGGATATGATGGTAACGGCTTTAACTGAAAGTAAAAAACAAAATGGTCGTTCATTCATGATTTCAAATAACGTAGGAAAACTCGAACTACTTGAACGTAAAACGCAATTAGTAAAATGGGTTCTAGAAGACGGCGCGAATATCACAGGAGGAAGTTTCTCGCAATCAATCGAAAACATGTTTACAAAGATTGTGTACGTTAATGAGAAGTCAAGTGGCGATACGACAACAACGCTAACAGCTATAGCTTCCGATGCAGACTTGATTAATAAGTACGGACTTATGACGCAAGTAGAGACATCGAGTGACGATACGACGCAATCCGCATTAAACCAAAAAGCAGCAGAAGCGTTAAAAGAACATGGGAAAGTCGAAGAACAATTATCGCTAGAAGCGTTAGGTATCGAAGATATTATAAGTGGTAAAACGGTTTATGTCGCTCAAGCGATGACAAATATGTTAGGTGCTTATTACGTGACAGCTGATACGCATACCTTTTCAAACGGTTCACATACGATGAGTTTAACGCTTTCTCTTACTGACGATTTACCGAAAATTGAGTATGAACCTCCTAGTGATGAAGCAGGTAACTCAAGCTCTAGCGGTTCAAGTGGTTCATCTGGTTCGAGTGGATCAAGTGGTTCAGGCGGATCTGGTAGTGACGGTTCAGGCGATGGATCGGGCGATGGATCAGGTGGAAGCGGAAATACAGGTTCATCAGGTTCAGGAGATCCATTAGATGAAGGTTCGGGGTATGCGGGCTCTTGGTGGAAAGACTTTAAAAACTGGGTAGGATAAGGAGGAGTAAAATGGCGAAGTTAGAAGGTAATGGATTTAGTCAAATGTTGCAGATTATTAGAGAGCACGGCTATAACAAAGATGTCGATATTACAATCGGAACAGTCAAAAAAGCTCCTCCCGAGCTATTGATTGAACTTGATAGAAGCGGATTAGAACTCGATAAACAAGATTGTTTTGTCGCGTTCGGTGTATCCGATAAGTTAACGGCTGGCGATAAAGTGATTGTCATGTCGGATAACAACGTGTTTTTTATTATAGATAAGGCGGTGAAGTTTTAATGGCACTTACGCCTCTTGAATCAGGTACCGTTGAAATTGGAGGGGATACAGGAACGTCTCATCCTTCTAAAACGTATTACCTCGATTTTGATAACGGAATTATTTCAAACAAAATGATCGAAGGAGAAGATGCATTACGTCAATTTATTCAAAAAGCGATCCGTACAGCTCGTTTTCATTTCATGATTTACTCGACAGAATACGGCTGCGAATTGGAAGAATTAATCGGGCATGATGTTTCTCTTGAACTATTAAAACAAGAAATTCCTCGTGTTATTAAAGAATCACTTGTTTACGATGACAGAATTAAAGATGTAACCAATTTCGAAATCGTAAAAGAAAAAGGGAATTTATATATTACATTTACAGTTACTACCGTTGATGGGGTGGAACTAATCGAGGAGGTAAGCGTATAAGATGGCTACAGAACGATATACGGATCAAACGTATCAAGCAATTTTAAAACGAATGCTAGATCGTCTTCCATCTGATGTAGATAAGCGAGAAGGTTCGGTTGCGTATGATATGGTAGCTCCTGCTGCAGCTGAATTTGCTATCTCGTATTTAGAACTTCAAAACGTATTAAACTTTGGGTTCGCTCAATCGACATACGGTGAGTTTTTAGACTTGCGCGCGGGTGAAGCGGGATTAACTCGTAAAAGTGCGACAAAAGCAATCGGTAAGTTACAGTTTACAGGTACAGCAGGAAAACTTATTCCTTTTGGTACGAAAGTATCGACTAATCACGTAAAACCTGTTTACTTTTTAACGACTGAAGAAGCAACGATTGATTCAACGGGCAAAGTAACGGTTCCTGCTGAAGCTCAAACGGCTGGTGTTCTTGGAAATATCGCAATGGATAAAGCGACGATTGTAATCGGGGATTTAGCGGGTACTGTTTCGGTAACGAACCCTGAAGGTTTTGACGGAGGTACGGAGATTGAATCAGACGAAGATTTATTAAAACGCTATTTAGAAATTTTACAATCGCCTCAAGCAAGCGGGAACGTAAACGACTATATTAAATGGGCGCAAGAAGTTGATGGTATCGGTGATGCGAAATGCTTCCCGTTATTTAACGGAAATGGGACGGTTAAAGTTGTAGTAATCGATAGTACAAAACAATCGCCTACTCCTGAAAAAGTAACGGAAGTAGCGACTTATATCGAAACGGTTCGTCCTGTTGGGGCGTCAGTTACGGTTGTCGGGGCTGCTGAAGTACCGATTAATATTACAGCGAAATTAATCTTAGAAGAAGGTCGTACACTTGCACAAGCTCAAACGGAAATTAACGAAAGTGTTGGTTATTATTTAGCAGCGCTTGCTTTTGATGAAACACTTGTTCGATTCCATTATATCTCAGCGTTAATCCTTCAATGTGATAGTGTACTAGATTACGATACGTTAACTGTAAATGGTGGGACATCGAATATTACCGTAACAGAAGAGCAAGTTCCTGTTATTGGGACGGTGACGTTAACATGATAGGGTCAGAAAGTAGAGATTACGAGAAGGTATTGAAAGATTACCTTCCTTCGTACTACTACGATATTAAAGAAGTAATGGAAGTAATAAAAGATGAAGCTACGGAATTTCAAGATTATCAAATGGAAATCGAAGAGGTACTAAACCAATTTTACGTTGATAGAGCGACTTGGGGTTTGGAGAAGTGGGAAGAAGCGTGTGGAATAACCACTGATGAAACGAAAACTCTTTTAGATAGAAGAGGCGCGATTAAAACGAAGATAAAAGGGATTGGTACGGTAACGGTTGAACGACTGAAAAACTTAGCGGATAGCTTTTATAACACGGAAATAAAAGAAGATACAGCGAACTACCGAATCACAATTATGATTCTAGGTATTCGAGGAGTGCCGACAGATATTACAGTTATGCAAAAAGCACTTCGAGAAATGGTTCCTGCTCATCTTGCAGTTGATTTCGTGTTTACGTATGTGACTTGGGACGAATTAGAATACGCAGATAAAACAAATGGTGTTCGTAGAACGTGGCGTGACATTGCGTATAAAGATGACGGTTCAAGACGCACTTGGAACGAATTAGAAACGACATTCTTTAACGGGGAGGCATAATCATGAGTTCGCAAAAAACAACGAACTATCAATTGAATAAATGGACGGGAGACGACGAGGTTATTCGTGAAGAGTTTAACCAAAACTCGGATATTATCGATACACAAATGAAAGCGAGTGCGGATAATATCACTTCTCTTCAAACGACAAAAGCAAACGCAGACGATGTTTATAACAAAACATCGATGGATACAAAGCTTGCGACAAAAGTTGATAAAGTCGATTACACGGCTTGGTCTCACGGATATGTGAAGAAAACAGGCGGAGATTACTCTTTTGCTGGAGGAACGGCTACACCTATTCCGTTCAACTCGCTTCAAACAGATCAAGCGCAAGAATGGAATACCGCAGCGAATAGCTGGAACTTTATCGCAAAGTCTGACGGTGTATGGACGTTCTCTCCAAACGTTATCTTAACGGGATTAACAGCTAGTACAAACGTATATTGCTATATTGCGGTATTCGTTGATAGAGGTAGCGGTTACGTTTCTGAACGTGTACTAGGTCAACAAAACTATTATACGTCTCCTGCTGGTCCTCAAGTAGCGGGAACAACTCAACTCCGATTAAAAACGGGAGATAAAGTCCAATTCCGAATTTACTCTACAATTAATGCAATCGTAACTGAACATAACGGAACGTTTATTACGTGGGGAAAAATCAGCAACTAACAAAATAGAGGCGAGGAAGCAAACCTCGTCTTTTCTTTTGGGAGCGAAAGAGGGTGAGTGTTTGAGAGTAAATGATATTATCACGTGGCTTACTGGTGGGTCGTTCGCTGCTGCTGCGTATTTGTTCGGGGGAATCGACCAAATGTTAACAGCCGTATTTATTTTCATGATTATCGACTACGCTACAGGAATGTTGGCGTCATTCTCTGAGAAGAAGTGGTCATCGAAAACAGGATTTAAAGGAGTAGCGAAAAAAGCAGGAATGATGTCGTTTATTATTGTAGCGACACAAATCGATATGATAACGGGACAAGGCGATATTGCGAGAAATGCATGTTTGCTTTTCATCGTGGGTACGGAAGGGATTTCTATTTTAGAAAACCTCACACGCCTAGGCATTCCTATACCATCATTCATCAAAAAGCGTTTAGAGGGATTCGTTGACGAAAACGATAACCCTTTAACAGGTAAAAAAGATCAAGATAAAAACGAGGAGGAAAAATAATGGCAGTCAAAAATTTACCGAAATATAAGGATATGCGTGGAAAATTAACATCTAAAGGTAGTTATTCAACGGTAGCTATTTCGAAAAAAGATTGGATCGTTATTCACCATTCATTAACACTTGAAGGTTCTGCGGAAGCATACGCAAGATACCACGTTACATCTTTAGGTTGGGCTGGGATTGGTTATCACTATGTTATCGAAAAAGACGGTACAATTAAACAATGTCACGATAACAACATCAAAAGTTACCACGTTGGTAATTCGAATGCTCGTTCAATCGGAATTTGTTTAACAGGAGACTTCCGAAAAGGTAATCAAAAACCAACTGACGCTCAAAAAGAAAGTTTATATCTTTTAGTAAAAGAATTGAAAAAAGAAGTTCCTTCTGTGTCAAAAGTACTAGGTCACCAAGAATGTCCTGGTTACTCATGGAAAAACTGTCCTGGAGATAACTGGGATTATCGTACAGTTGTGGCGGGAACAGACGTTCCGACTTCGACTTCTAAAACGGCAACTACTGTTTCTCCGCTTCCTAACGAATACACTATCCAAGAAGGAGATACGTTTTATAGTATCGCTCGTAAAACTGCTGGTGTGACGTACGAAGAAATCATGAAATTAAATCCGAAAGTGGATCCAAAGAAACTAAAAGTAGGACAAGTAATCAAACTTAAAGCGAAAGAAACGGTAACTCTTCCTTCTGGCGTTTTAAAAGAAGGCGACAAAGGTAATGATGTGAAAGCCGTTCAAAATGCGTTAAATACGTTGAAATATAACTGCGGAACAGCAGACGGTATTTTCGGCAACAAAACGGAAGAAGCGTTAAAAGCTTACCAAAAACAAGCAGGGTTAAGCGTTGATGGTGTATATGGTCCAAAATCTAAAACTGCTTTAGAGAAAGAGTTAAATAAATAAGTAGAGTGAGGGGAATATAGATGAGCTACCAAGTAAAGATTGATGACAACGGAACTCCCATTCAGGAGGGGTTAGAACGCATTCATGTAGTAAACGTAAGTACAGCGACAACAGGAGAAAAAACAATCGCTATTCCTCGCGGCGCTTATCAAGTCATTTTAAAAACAGTCCCTGTAAAAGCTAGTATGCGCGTTAACGGATACCCTGATGTTATTCCGATTGAACAAGGAGAAGGTTTCGGTTCATTTAATAATTTACGAGAATTAGTAATCAACGTAGAAGCAGTAGGAACTTCGCCTATCGTTGTTCTATTATTCGCATAATTAGGGGGATAAAAAATGGGGTACAGACCGAGTATTAAAAGTATTGTTCAAAACATTCTAGAAAGCGAAGGAGCTTCCGTAGGGGGAGGCTCTTCCGTTACTCCTTCAGATATTAACGGTAATATCAAAGTAAACGGAGAAGAGACGAAAGTTTATGATGAAACGGGATTAAAAGATCGTATTGAGGATTTAGAGGCTCGTCCAACAGGAGAAGGCGGTTCAACCGTCCAAGCTTCAGGTACAAACGGAAACGTACTTATTGACGGTGTGGAAACGAAAGTATATGATGATACTTCGGTAAAAAGTTTAATTAGCGAAAAAGCTAATACGACTCATACACATACATTAGGAGACGTGACTGGTTTAACGGAAGCATTAAACGGAAAAGCAGCAGTTGATCATACGCACGCAGATTTAGACGAACGTATTACGACATTAGAAGGAGCGCCTGCAGCAACACCTTTCGATGATTCGGCTATTCAAACGGAATTATCCGAACACAATTCTCGTCTTACTGATTTAGAAGATTTAGGCGACAGAGGAATCACAACGTATGCAACATTAGCTGATGTTCAAGCGACAGGTGAAAACCAATTCGTTCATACAGAAGATACGCATAAATTGTACGTAAGCGAACTACAAGGTCAAAGTACGACTGATATTATGCCTGCGTTAACGTCAAACAGTCAAGATGGTTATGTAGTAGGCGCTTATTCAGATGAAGCGATGACGGTAGCAAACGTAGATACAGGCGCTCCTGGTGCGGTTTATAAAGCATTTGCTGATAACGCTCCTTCGTCTGCTCACGCTGATGCATTTTTATCTCAAACATTACCGCTTTACTTCTATATTAAAGTGCCTACCGCTAAAACTGTAGGACAATTGTCTCTTCGTGCTTCAGGTACAGACGATAGTTGTAGCCCGAACACATTCCGCTTTGAGTATAAAGACGCTGATGGAATTTGGCAAGTAGCAGGTAACTACGACTTAGGTCACGCAGTTTGGGGAGATATGGAACAAAAAACATTCGATTTACCTACGCAAGTGAATGCGACAGAATTTCGATTAGTCGTTACGAGTGTAGAAAGTGTATCGAAAGGTCGTGTTATCGTTGATGAAATTCAACTATTACCTGGCGCTGTGTATAATTTTATCGAAGTATCTGGTAGTGGCGGTAGCGTTGGTACTTCTGATGGTTTAACACAAACGGAAGCAGACGCTTTATACGAACCAAAAATTGCGACAAAAGGTACGGCATTTAATAAAAATTTCGGTACGGCTGCTGGAACGGTTTCAGAAGGGAATCATACGCATGCTGAACTTCACACGCACAGCAATAAAACAGTGTTAGACGGCTTATCGACAGACGGAAATGGAAAACTGTTATTAAACGGAACAGCAGTCGATACACAAGGCGTTAAAAACTACGCAAACTCAAGCTTACTTCCTGAAACGGCTCCACACGGAACACTCGTTACAGCAAACGCTAGTGATATTTATGTATATGATAGCACGGCGGATCCTGTTAAAGTAGAAAAGTCTCCGACAATGACGGCTAATGCTGATCCTGCTAGCGGATTCACAGCGTATTCGAACTCAGAGAATACGGGGACGGAAAGTTATAAAGCATTCGATAACTCGACAACAACTTTCTTCGCTCCTGCGGCGAACACAGGTTCGGGAATGAAGTACGTAGGGTTGACTTTTGGCGGAAACGTGTTGACAATCGACTCATGTGACGTTTTGGCGTACGGAGCTGACTCAGCGGGATATAACGCGAAGAACTGGAGTATTTCTATTTTAAACGAGTCTGATGTTTGGGTAACTGTTTATAGCAATACGGCTGAAACGTGGACTTCTGGTGCGTATAAAACGTTCTCATGGACTCCTGTTAAAGCAAAAGATATTCGTTTTAACGTAACGGCTACGCATTTATCATCATATAAACCGTACTTTAAAGATATTAACGTTTATGGTACAACAGCTGGTAAATGGATTAAAATCGGCGCGAAAGAAGTTAGTACACAAACGATTGCAGCAGCAGGAAATGTATCGATTTCGACAACGAAATCCAACCCTGTAGTTTCGATTCAAGTCGCAACGGCAACGGCAGGAGAATATCGCAATGTAAAAGATAGCGATTTAATTGACGTAACGATGACTTCTGGAAGCGTTAAGATTACGAATAACGGTAGTGCTAGCGCAACTCTTCGTGTGATTATTTCCTGAAGTGACGACGGAGTACCGCTAAGCAATGACGAACAAACCTCGGTTGCCCCTTCTGAAACAAGTAAAAGCGAAACAAGTAACGCAATCGGAGGAGTACTAGACGGATTAAGTAATTTACTAAACATTTAATATAAATCGGAAGCGAGAGGCATTAGCCCTCGACACACACTCCAAGTTGAAGCCTACCTCTTTTTGAGGTAGGTATTTTTTTTGTGTTGACATTTGTTAAGATTATGCTATAATAAAGAAAAAAGAGATTAGGAGAATACAAATGACAGTAGAAGACTTTTTATTAGATCTTACGAATTTAACGAAAGAACAAGCGGAAGAAATTTTACGAATGGAAGAAAGGTTTTCGGGAACAATTGAGCGAGCAAAAACGAAATTACAAGAACATTCATTTTTACATACGTATGATTACGAACTGTTTCGAAAGTCCTATGTAGAAGTAGCGTTGGATAAGGTTAAGCCTTTTATCCCATTAGAAAAGACCTATTTACTTTTCGATTATTTTGTTTATCAAATTGAAACGCCCGAACTATCATTTGAACAAAAGCTTGTTTTCGCTCGTTTTTTATACAGTGCTGGAATTGAAGAATTAAACGATGTAATAACTATCCTCCAATGAGTTCTCGTTGTGAGGACTTTTTTATATAAAAAGAAGGCGGAATGAACCGCCCCTATCCTCGGAGTTATTAATAGTATATGCAGTTGTTGACAAGGATATGCTAAAAAAGTTATCTTTTTGTTTACAAATATAAAATGATGATTATAATAAAAATTAAGGAGGCAGATCACATGCAATTCCGATTACGAAACGTTGAAATATGCGAAGTTGACCCGATTGACGGAGAGGTAGAAATTCTGTTCGAGATTGGCGATAACTATAAGGATACTTTTATATTAACGTTTAAAAACTATACCGAACCATATCATATTTATAGACAAATTGATATTAGCGATACAGAGTACATCATGAGGCGTGAGAAGTCGTTAGAAAAACATAAAAAGGAAATATTAAGGGAATTGTTGACAAATGTTAATTGTATGGTATAATAAGTTTATACAAAATAGGGAGGTTGATAACCATGAGTTCAAGACCATTTAGAGAAAGAGCGTTCAGAGGAGCGAAAATAGAGGATACGATTAAACACTTCGAAAAGATGGCGCAAGATATGCGAAAAAATTCGAGAGAAGCAGAAAACGGAATGAGAGTGTTTTACGAAGCCCAAGCGATTGCATATGAAGCAGCATTGCTACGACTTCAACAAGAATTTAAATACGAAACGGAAAAGGTGTAAAATGGATAAGTTGGATACGTAAGTAGAAGATACCGAGAGAAAATAGTCGGTGTCTTTTTTTTGTGTTATAGTACAGAAAAAAAAAGCGAGTGTTATTCGCTTTTATCTTTTTTACGAGAACGATCGCGGACATAACCAAAATCATCTTCAAGCTGACTCGAATGTACTTTTAGAAACGATTCCATCAAGTCCGTTTTATTTAATCGTTCAAATTTCTTTTCCTTATCGTTATAGTGCGTCATACCCATCGAAACCATAATGTGAATCGTAAAATACTTACGAAGTGTTAGTTCTCGTTTTTTCGGATCCATATCGGAAAAGTTTGCGAAGATTTTTTCTAAATCCTTTTTCGCTAATGTATGTACTTCTTCAGGAAGATGTAAAAGATACGATTGTTTAGAACCTCCCCAAAAATTCCATTGCTTAATTCCTTTGAAAACATTTAAAAAGTTTTGTTTCCAAGCTACACTATTTGAGTCAATTTTGTTATTATTATTTTTTGCCATTTCCATCACCCCTTTTCTAAATGATACCAGAAAAATTCCATTTGTGTAAAAATAAATATCTGATTTTTTGATTTTTCGTAAACTAAATATCTGATTTATGCCATTTAGTAAATAAGATATCTATTTCAAGGATTTTCTAATTTAGATATCTATTTAGCACTTTTTATAAAAATCAAATATCTGATTAGGTATAAATTAAAATAAGGAATATGGAATATTAGCAAAATGCCCTCATTTTTAAACTTTTAGATTCGCTCCCGACATAGAGTTCGTCGCTTAAAATTAAACATATTATAAAATCAGATACCTCTTTTTGTGTAAAACTCATTCTTTTGTTGACATACTGCTGCTTTACGCTATGCGCGATATTCAAAAACTATCGGTATTAGAACGTAGCGGTAGCGGAGACTATATACCGAAAAAATTCGCCAGAATTTTCTACACATATAGCGGACATCTGTTATAATTTGTTAAAAGAGGGAGGTGTATCGATATGATTATGACACACGTTACGACATTTACAAACAACGAGTTTTATGAGTTTGGCGAAGATGAAATGCTCCCTACGTATAGTTGGCGAGGAATGACGATTATTAGTAAGAAGAATAGACACGTATATGAATTCGTCAAGTCAATTAACGTAAAAGATAACCGATTTAAAGAATTAGATTATGCGATGTGTACATACGCAGAATTCCGTTTAGTAGGAACGGAGAATACAAAGCCATTTATTTTTATTACCGTTGAAGGAGCGGAACCTGGAAAGCCGTTAGGCGTTATTGTATCGGATCAGCTTTTCAATTATCGTCCTACAATGAAAGTAGTGAACGTTTGGCGAGAAGCGATTGGAATCGAAAAGATTAACCGCGAAAAGGATTTATTCTTGGATATCATAAAAGACATTCAACGAATATTCAAACCGCGAAAGTATGAAATCGAAGTTCAACCGAATCCTGATGATAAACGACGCATTGCACTCGGATCTAAAAAAGTACAAGAGGAATGGGAACGTTTGTTCGGTAACGATCAGTTGCCTAAATACATCATACCAGATTTTGTACTATATGAATTAAAAAGATGTAAAAAACAATCGTTTATCGAAGTAGAAAGGAAAAAACGGAATGAGAAAGTAATTATGATGAAATTATGGAAGTTACATTATTTAGATCGCAAAGTGTTTTTTATCTTCCAAAACGAACAAGTACAGGAGCATTATATTTCGATTATTATAAAATTTGAAAAGGAGACAGGTCGTAAATTTAAAAGCTTACATTATTTGACAGTTGAAGAATTAAAGATGATTGCATGGAAAGAGACAAGTTTCAATAAGTATTCGTGGTTTTAATCGCGGGTACTTTTTTTATTTTAAATTTTTTCAATAAAAGTGAATAATTTTTTAAATGTTGGTGTTTAGTAGAGTATAAAGGTTGACCCGTTTGAAAAACCGCATACGGGAAATCGAACAAGGAGGAAGAGAAAGTGGAGTTAATTACACGCGTTTCAAAGCAAGATACAACTTATACACGAATGGAAAACAGTTTTTTTGAAGACAGTCGCATATCAATGAAAGCAAAAGGGATCCTAGGTTATCTTCTAACAAAACCTGATTATTGGAAACTACAAGTAAATGATATTGTTAAACATTGTACCGAGGGGCGTTCTTCTATTTATAGCGGAATAAAGGAATTAATGGAAGCGGGATACATCTTTAGAGAAGAGATTCGAATTGACGGAAACTTCAGCGGATACAACTATTATATCTTTGAAAATCCAAATTTAAACAATTTAAAGTCACCGCATTCAGGAAACACGGATACGGTTTTCACGGATACGGTTTTCACGAATACGCAAAACTGCGATATTAGTAATAACTAAACGTAGTAACGACTGAATGTAGTAATAACTGAATGTAGTAATAATATATTGCGAACCGTATTACAAGTAATACAATTCGCGATAGAAAGACACTTCGTTCATTTATTCAAGCAAAAGGTAATGATATTCTTTGCTGAAGAAAAAGAGAGAGAGTAATTACGAACAGCCCCGTCCGAAAACCTGAATACGGTGAGGCGCTAATTTTACGAGGAGGAGTAAGCATGGCGAAACAAAAACTACCGAAAGCTTATTTATGGAGAGAACGAGAATTAAACGATTGGAACACCGATACGTTTCTCGCTTACTTAAAAGAAAAACACGAAGAGGTTTACGGAATTAAATACGTACACTCTCGCGGAGGTTTCATGCAAGAAAAAGGTATGATCAAGAAATTCATCGATGCTAACGGAAAGCAAGCGACAAAAGATTTTATCGACTATTGCTTTGCTAACCATAAAGCAAGCGCTGATTATCCTGGGTTAAACTTTTGGTTTATGAAAGTGTATTTAGAACAACGTTTTCTTCCACGTGTATTAAAAACTCGTGTAAATGAACAAAAAGCGAAGAAACGTGAAAATGAAAAATTATCTGTCGATGACATGCTCGACTTACTTTAAGGGGGAAACGATTATGAAAACGATTAAAACGGATTATTCAACACCTTACTTCGGAATGATTAAACCAAAGAACGATGTATCAAAAACGATGGATTGGGAAGCGGTAACTAAGTTTATCGAGGAAAATGAAGAAGCACTGCATACGATATCAGCGGGTTTAGCAGAAGATTACAAGCACACTTCAACACCGATTTGGGATTGTCAGATGGGTTTATATCCGAAAGAACTTGTAGAGGGATTACCTCGAGATCCTTACTTCGCTAGTTATTGGGCGACACCTTGTATTGAAGTAGTTTTCAAAAGCGGGGTAAAAGTAGCGTTTGAAATGTGGAAAGAAGGACATGAACCTAAAAGTTATTTTGGGATCTCACTTTCAGGAGGAAGAATCTAATGAAAAAATATTGGGAATACGTATCAACAGTTATTGAAATTGAAAACGGTATTATCACAGTACAAAAAAGTCGTACAGGAGATACACCTTTTCGTATTGACGAAAATCAGCTAAAAGAATACCTTTATCGAAACAGTGTAAATCCGTCAGGTGTAAACAGCTTATTAATTATCGAAAAGAACTAGGAGGACGTGATATGGCGACAAATGAAAAGAACTGTATTTTAGGACACGGAGCATGTAATTTTGCAGGACAAGAAGGAACGTGTAATCGACTATGTTTTTCGTTTATTCAGATGCATGGTGTTAGTGGAGATACGGGAAGGGTCGGTACAGGCAATACGCCTCGTTCTCACCGCCTTTCTACGACTGCGAATACCAACGTAAGGCAACGCCAAGAAAACGCGTACAGAGTCATTGACAAGTATTTAAAGCGATTGTTCGAACCACGTGATTTAAAGGACGAGCAGTTATCGCTTTATCTTTATTCCGAAAACCCAGGTACTGGAAAAACATCAACCGCTTCAGCGATTTTAAATACGTATATCGTAAAGTCATTTATCAATGCGTCTAAAAAAGGAGAAACGCCTCACCACTTTCCTGCTTATTTTTTAGATGCGAATGAATGGCAGACGATTTACAACGAAGCGACTCGTCAAAATGTACCGAAAGAAATTGCAGAAGACGCGTGGGAAAAATACTACAATATGAAAAAGATCGCTGAAACCGTTCCTTTTCTCGTATTAGATGATGTGGCAGTTCGTACGATTACGGAAGGTCATCGAGGAGATTTACACTCGTTAATTAATCACCGCGTTAACAACTGTATGCCTACAGTTTATACAAGTAACATTCCGATCAGTCGTTTGCCTGAAGTATTCGGAGAAGAACGTTTGTTCGATAGAATGCGAGACCAAACATTAGAATTAGATTTCGAAGGAAACTCACAAAGGGGAATGAGATAATGTTAAAAATCGGAGATATCGTAAACATTGTAAATTATGACGGAGAATTTGTAGATGGTCCTTACGAAATTACAGGAATTATTGAAGAAGTAGCCGAGATCCTTCACCTTGAAACGGAAGACTTAGGGTATGTGCCGCTTAATTGCTTAGCGCTTGCAGATGATTTTGATGAAGAAGACTTTTTAACTGATGTAAAAGATGAGGATATTATTTCGATTGAAGTTGAACAACTTTATTCAGAAGGATCCATTATCGAAGTACAAGATGAAAAAGGGTATTGGGTGATTGTTGGTTGTCAATTAACAACATTTATGTCTCATATTCGAAATGAACAAACGGCACAAATCTCTTACCGCATACAAAAAGCTGGTTCGGAAGAAGAGAAAATGGTAAATCAAGAGAATGTTATTTTAGTAGCAGATGAAGATGACGCAGAATGGTTCTTCATCGAACACATTGAAGAGATTGAGCGAGAACTAAATATGCAAGATGTAAACACACTTCTCGATTCATACAACACCGCAAAATTCCTTTACGAAACAACGAAAGATGAAGGATATCTGCAATTAGCCGAAGAAGCAATCGAACAATTAAAGCTTTTAAATGGGGGAAAAGAATAATGAATTATGGCGAAATGATTCTTTCTAAAGTTTGTGATAATAACGATGCACCAGCGCTACGACGTTTTGGTATCGAAAAAGAACACTTTCCAACATCGATCGAACAGAACGTATATTCGTTTATTAAAGAGTACGCAGAAACTAACAAAGGAAATGCTCCCGACATTCGTACAGTTGTCGGGGCTTACCCTTCCTTTACCTATTTTGAAAACGTAACGGATAGCCTTGAATACTTATCAGGAGAACTGAAAAATTATGCAGCACGCATTCAAATTCGAAACTTCCTTCAACAAGAAGCTGTACCTCGTTTTAACGGAAGTGATAGCGAAGGATTAGATTATGCGAAATGGGTTATCGATAATTTAGATTCAATCATTCGCTCAAATGATTCACGTAAAACGGTTGGTATTTCAATGAAGTCAGGTACGCAAGCTTTCTTATCGGAATATGATCGTCGTAAAAAAGGCGAAAGTTTTCGTTTATGGAAGAGTGCATTTAAAACGATTAATGATGAACTAGGTGGTTATTTTAGCGGAAATATGTATGTGTATTACGGGCGTTCAGGACGAGGTAAATCTGTTTTCACGTTAAGAGAATCAGTAGAAGCAGCCTTCCAAGGAGCAACTGTTTTAATCTGGGCGATGGAAATGAGTTGGTTCGAAGTATTCGTACGTATGTATTCAATGGTATCCGCTAAATTAGGAAAAGTAATTGCGAAAATCGACGGTATCGATATGGAAGCGGGTTTTGCAACAAAAGATTTATCGATGGGTAATCTTCCTCCTCAATTCGAAGAAGGGTTCCGTGATTTCCTCGAAAACATTAACGACGTGATTCCAGGAAACATTATCGTACGAAGTGTTGATCACGAAGATTTTTCAAAACGTGATTTAGACGAACTAGAGCGAGACATTGAAGAAACGAAAGCTGATGTTGTTGTCGTGGATCCATTTTATTATTTACACTACGAAAAAAATACATCGAGAACAGTCGGAGGAGACGCAGCAGCTACAAGTTCAAGACTTCGCGCATTAGCAGGAAAAACAAAAACAGTTATTTTCGCGATTACACAAGCAGACGAAGTGAAGTCGGAGAAAAAGCAAGAAGAATTAAAACGTAGTATTCAAGTACCTGAACGTGCGGAAGTAAAGAAAACAAAAGCACTACTAGAAGATTGCTCCCAATTATTTGCAATTGATACAGCAGATGGATTAGGTGCGATTGAGATAAACAAATCGCGTTCTTCTTCTAGTGAAAATATTCGCGTGGAAGTAATTTACCACCCGTCTTATGGAATCGTAACGGAACCGTCTGCAGAAGTAAAACGAGAAAATCAATTTAACGAAATATTCTAGGAGGCTACTATGCGAATTAGAGGACAAGAAATTACCGTAGATGTAAAAACCGAATTAGAAAACTTCGATTGGCAGCGCCCAAACTGGACGAGCAATAAATTAATCGCTTCCTCACCGTTTAAATTAGATCATCACCCTTCGTTCTTTTGTCGATTAATCGCAGAAGATGGGTATGATGAAGGCGTTTGGGGAGATAGTTCAGCGATAGATGACGAATATGCAAGCGGTTCTTTCGCTCAATTGCTTGCTTTTCTTCGTAATGAAAGCGTAGAAGAATCGGAAGATTATCTGTTAACGGTTTACGGAGGAGATGTTGGCTACCAAAAATTAACACTAAGTTTAGACTTTGTTGAAGAAGGAAAACACCATTTTCTCGACAATACATTATTAGAGGAGAATATTTTTGATCCGACATACCTTTCTAGTAGAGGTGTATCGGAAAGCGTTCAATCTCTTTGTCAGATCCGCTACAACGAGAAAACGGATTGTATTTTGATTCCTTGGTTCGATGTAAATGGAAACTTCGCAAACTGTAAATATCGTAAAACAAAAACAAAACAATTTTGGTATGCGAAAAACGGAATTCCTATACGTGATATGATTTGGGGATTAAATATTATTAATAAGAGAAGATGCGATTATGCCGTTATTACAGAAGCTGAAATCGATAGCATGACGTTAATGACACACGGGATCCCTTCGATTGCTATCGGAGGAGCGAGTCTTTCTAACCGTAAAGCGGAGTTATTAATTAAGTCGCCTGTTGAACGTTTTTATATCGCAACGGATAACGATGAGACAGGAAACAAAATTAAACGCCAATTAATTCAAAAACTTTCTTTATACAAAACATTATATTCGACAACCATTCCAAAACCGTATAAAGATATGAACGATGTGCGGAACAAAGAAGAAATAAAGAAAATTATCACTTCTTCAAAAAAAGTAGAAAAAATTTCATTTTAAGTGAATAATTTTGGCAAGTGTGGTGTTTAGTATATTAGAAGGGCTGCTAAATAGAACAAATAAAAACCACACTCAATTCACTCCTCTCTTGAGCCCTTCTCCTCTCTTGAAAAATAAAAAAATATTTTTTATTTTAGCTTTCAAACCTTATTTACATTTGTTGACGAAAGTTATAAAATAAAAACATAGAAAGAGAAAATAAATTAAAACAACTTTATGGGGGTAACAATTTTGAGTAATAAATTAACAAAATTAAAAGGGATCATCAATCCAATGGCAGAAGAAATTATTTCAGAAACGACTTTACCAGAAAGAAAAGAAGAACTTCAAAACGAACTTTACATACTTATTCACAACACATTAAAACGCGATTACCACCTAACAGCACAAGGATTACTAGCTGATCAATGGGACGTAGAAGCATTATACGCCGATACGTTTATGAACGTAATTAAAAAGTTTAGAGGCGGAGATTTCGTTAACATGTATTCTAACGCTGCTAAAAATTTACGTAAAAACTTACTTCGAAATAATAATCGCAAAAGCAAACGCGTAGGATTAGTTGATACCGTTTCTTCTAAAAAAGGAGATAACGACACAAGCGAAACAGATACGCTTACAAAACTTTCAGGACAAGCCGTTAAAGGTGACGAAGAACTTTTCGTTAAACATGCAAACGCTGATACAAGAAGAGCGATTATTACGTATTTAGTAGAATGCTCAGGCGATGAAATAACAACGAAAATCGTTCAAAACTGGTTAAATGATGACGGTAGTGACAAGAATATTTTGAAAGTTGCTAATCGTTTAGGGATTTCAAACTCAACCGCTCGTCGTCGTATTATGAAATTAAAAGATTACTATAATGAAGAAGCGGTACTTGAATTCGGAGATATCGAAACGTATCTATAATTCATTTACCCGATTATCGAACAATGAAACTATTAAATGGAGGAAGTACATAATGAAAAAACAAAAATCAAAACCGAGACAAATCAAACGTGGAGAAGTTTATATCTGCGAATTTAAAAAAGGTACAGGTTCTGAACAGTGTAAAAACCGTCCTGTAATCATTATTCAAAACGATGTAGGAAACGCGTACAGTCCGACAACGATTGTCGCAGCTATATCAACTCAGCGTCAAGATTCTTCGTACCCGATGCATGTCGATTTAAAACGAGATGTTAGTCACTTATATGAAGACAGCACGATCTTACTCGAGCAAATTCATACAACCGACAAAATTCGCCTAAAAGAAAAAGTCGGAGATTTATCGAAAAACAAAGAAGTAATGAAACAAATCGATCAAGCATTATTGTTGAGTTTAGGGATTATGATTTAATCCCCTTTCTCTTCGATAACGCAACATCAACGATTTATATAGAACCCCTCCCCCGCTTTTTCCGAATCCCCTCGGTTCGTTGGTGTTGTGTTATGGGTGAGAAAACCCTTGAGTATGATTTTATACATTTAATTAGGAGTGATTTTATGAGTTACGAAATCAAAGTAGGACAAGCAGCCGAAGAAGCAATGACTGCAGAAAAGAAAGATTATTCAAAGCTATTAGCGAAATTTAAAGACGGATCTGTTTATCGCGTGAAAATTCCAGGACGTCAAGTATTCGCTCAGTATTTCTGTCACAGCGTATTCGGTAAATTTTATACGACTGTACACAGTGAAGGCGATCTTTATTGCCAAGCAAGTAATCATTTCTACGAATTAGCAAAACAAGAAAGCGATGAAAAGAAAAGCGAAGAGCTTCGTCAAAAAGGGTACGAGTTAAAGAAAAAAGAACGTTATATGTTCGGATTCTTCGACTTAACAACAGGTGAAGAAATTATCATCGACGTAACGCAAAAACAAGCGACTATGCTTTTAAAAACGATTAGTAAGTATGATGGTAAATACGGAAAGTTTGCGTTTGAGATTTCGAAATCAGGTAAAGGTCAAAACACAATTGTTTCGTTAGATCCGATTGTTGATATGGACGACCTTAAATCAAGTGAATCTGAGAACTTCGCTAAATTAGCGGAAAAAGAATTCGATAAAAGCGCATTCGGTAAAGTGTTTACAATGCGAAATGAATCAGAACAAATCGAAGACTTAACGAAATACGGAATGGATACGTCTGTGTTAAAAGTAAGTCAACCTGCTTCAACTCCTGCTCCGACTCCTGCAGCGGAAACAGAAGAAGTAACGATTACTGATGAAGATATTGATGATGTGTTTACAGAGGGCGAATATAATTTTTAAAAGAATGAGAGGTTCGTCCTCTCTTCTATTTACATCATGGGAGTGATATTATGGCGAGTCAAACGTCTATTACAGGGGAACAATCGCAATTAATCGCAAGTGCTGCTTTATTAAATAATGGGTATAGTGTTTCGCGTCCATTAGTAGAAGAATCACACGATTTAGTAATCGAAGATCGTGAAACAGGTCTCTTTTTAAAAGGACAAGTGAAAACGATTCTCCTACGAACAGATAAGAAACACCCGTACTATGTCGTCTTTTCACGTAAAGGAAACGGTAAATCATATACGAAAGAAGAGGCAGATGTGATTATCGGTGTGTATAACGATGAAGTGTACATGATCGATAACACGAAACAACAGCAGGAATATTGGAGTAAGCCTCATGAAGCAGAAACAAAATGGAAAAAGCTAAAACCTTTTAAGTAGGTGAGAGTGTGGTAGAACTACGATTAAATTTGAATAACGATGATGACAAACGAAAGATGGTAAACGAGAAAGTAAAAGACGTTACCTCAAAAAAGAAAGCCGCTAACGAAACAATCTCCGAAGCTTGGGAACGTATCTTCAGCATGAATAACACCGAAAAAGACACCGAACGATTACGTGAAGTTCAGTCCGCTATGTTAAACAACGAGATTAAAAGAGAACATGCGTTCGTAGGTAAGAAGTTTTCAAAAGCAGAAGCGCTTCGATTATACAAAACGTTAATGGAAAGTCAGCGAGAAGAAAAGTTAGCCGAAATGGTAAAGAAAACGCCAGCTAATTACATTCTCGTAAAAGACAATCAAACGTTAGATCTTCTAAAGCAAGAATTAGAAAAAGCGGAACTAGCTTCCTTCGACTTAGAAACGTATGGAGAAGAGGATATAGAAGACGCGCTTGATCCTTGGAAAGGGTTTATCGCTGGGTTCTCGATTTCAACAGAGGATTACAACTTTTACCTCCCGCTACGTCATACCGAAAAAACGTCATTAAATATCGGAGAAGGATTCGAAAAATTAACAGAAAAACGAATTATCCATCATTTAAAGCCTTATTTAGAGAAAACACCGTTTATCTTTCATAACGCTCCCTTTGATTGTAAATTCATGCATGTTCGTTTCGGAATCGATATGGTAAAGAATCTTTTAGCTGATACGCGTGTGATGGCGTTTATGTTAGACGAAACAAGAAGCCATCGATTAAAAGATTTAGCGACTGATTGGTTAGGTATTCCTTCGGATAACTTCGATGAACTGTTCGGAAAAACACCGTTTAATCAAATTCCGCTTGATGTAGCCCTTTGTTATGCAGGAAAAGATACCGCTATTACTCTTTCTCTTTATAAATGGATCATGAATTGGTTTAATAAACGAGAAGATTTAGAAACGTTAAAAAACTTAACGTTTGATGTCGAAATTCCTGTATTAAAAGAATTCATTTATGCTGATTTACGTGGTATTCGATTTAATTCAACTGAAGCGAAAACGTTAGATTTGAAACTAGAGCAAGAAGAAAAACAACTTGAAAAAGATATTTACAAAGCGTTAGGGAAAGAAATCAACCTTTCAAGTCCCGCTCAGTTATCAAAAGTTTTATTCGAAGAGCTTCGTGTACACAATCCTGATAAAGGAAGTACAGGCGTTAAAACGTTAAAGAAAATTAAATCAGAACACCCGTCTATTCCAATGATTTTAGAGTTCAGGGAATTGTCGAAACTTCGTACATCTTTCACAGTTAAATTACCTAACGAAGTAAAATTCGACGGAAAGATTCACCCTTCTCATAATACACTTGGGGCGAAAACAGGACGTTTTACGTGTAAAGACCCAAACACTCAGCAAATTCCGAGTAAACGTGATGAAATACGAAAACTATTCGAAGCAGATAACGGTCGTATTTTAATCGGAGCGGACCTTTCACAAATCGAACTTCGTGTTGTATCGGTTATGGCAAGTGAACAAACGATGATTGACGCCTTTAATGCAGGACGAGATCTTCATAGTACGACAGCTTCAGCCGCTAGTGGAATTCCTTATGAGCGAATCGAACAGTTTAAAGACACGGCAGGAACGCCTGAATGGAAATGGCGTAAGATTGCCAAAACGTTAAACTTCGGTGTGTTATACGGAATTGGAGCGAAAGGTCTTGCAGAAATGCTTGAATGTACGTCAGCAGAAGCGCAAGTGTATATCGATAACTTTTTCCAAGGGTATCCCGCTATTGCGCAGTTTATGGAAGACAACAAAGAGTTAATCGCTCGTAACGGTTATACAACGGATATGTTCGGTAGAAAAAGACGTTTTCACGAGCAACTAAAGAAAGCAAACGAATACGAAAGATACGGAATTTATCGTCAAGGTAACAACTTCCCCGTTCAGTCATCAGCAGGTATCGTATTAAAGAAAGCGATCGTTGAACTTCAAAAAGTATTGCCGTCTATTGACGCTCATATCTTGTTGCAAATTCACGACGAATTAATCTTTGACGTACCTGAGACGATTACAAAAGAACAAGTACTGCTAATTAAATCGACAATTGAAAACTGCATTCGATTATCTGTTCCATTAAAATCAGACGTTGAAATTTATCCGAAAAAATGGAGCGAAGGAGTAACTATAGAGGAGTGGTTTAACTAATGTCTATTACCTTAATTGATGTTAAATATGGGAAGTATCTAATTAAAAACGTGCCTTGTGTTCGAGTAGGAGAAGAGTGTTCACCTACTGTCGTCACATACAGAGAAATCGCTGAAATTATTGATTTTTTGGAAAATAACGAATTAACAACTTATGACTTTAACGATTGGAGAAAAACAAATGATTGAATTAAAGAGCGAGCAATTACGTGAGTTATTAGAAAGCGGAGAAAGCGTTCTTCTTGATTTTTATACGCGAACATGTAGTGTATGTAAAACGTTAACGATTCAACTTGAAGAGATCGAAGAACGAACAGATGTTCCGATTATCAAAGTGGACGCAGAAGTTCATACCGATTTAGCTGAACGATTCGGTATTATGAAAGTTCCTCAACTAATTCTCGTAAAAGAAAACGAAGAAAAGAAACGACACATGGGATTTTTGCCCGCTGAAGCGATTTTAGAAATGATCGAGGAGGAATAAAACGATGCATTATGTAGGGAAAATCGACAATATGTATGTACGAAATGTTTTTTACCTATCAGGAGCTATTGATTTTACGACTGATTTAGGAAAAGCTTTACACCTTGATTCCAAAGAAATAGACCAAGTAAAAGAATTAATGCCGTCTGTCGAAATTATTGAATTAACGATTTTTCAAAACGGAGTAGAAATTACAAAAGAAACAAACCCATTATCCGTTAAATCAAATATTTTTAAAAAGATTTTTAAATAAAAAGGAGAACAGACACCTATGAAAACACAGAAGTATGAAGGTAAAGTAGTAAAAGTAACCGATGGAGATACGATTAAAGTTGAAGTGTACGGGGAGTTTTTCGAAACAAAGCTCTCCCAAACGCTTAACATTCGAATGGTAGGAATTGACGCTCCAGAAATTCATGGAGTCGAAGCGCCTATGGGTGTGAAAACGAAAGCATGGTTAAAGGATCGTATCGAAGGGAAAACGGTGACAGTCGAATTACAAGGAAAAGATTACTACAAGCGTTGGTTAGGAACACTTTTCGATGGTGAAACGAATATCAACGAACTACTTGTAAAAGAACATTTAGCAGAAATTTATTCGCCTGAAAAGCATAATGACGGAGTGTTAGATATCGAAGAAGAGGAGTGATCGTGTTGGAATTAAATGCATTAGCGAAATTCTTGGAAGAAGTACGATTAGAAAAAGAAGAACGAAGTGATAAACGTAGAAGAAGTTATGAAAGACTTTCTCGTGAGCGTTCGGTAAGTGAAGCGAATGGTGGAGGTTTTGCTCATAAAATACCAGGTTACGAAAAGGAATTAAACGAAGCTGAACATACAATCGACTTATACGACAGTATTGAGAAAAATTTAATCGAACTTATTAAATATAAGTTATAAGGAGGTCACCTCATGGAAGAGAGAAAAACAACCGTAACCCAAGAAGAAATTGACGCATTATTAAGTAGTTCCACGATTGAAGTCGAAGAAAAGTTTGGTAAATGTACGATTGTTTCCGTTCAACTACCGAATGGATTCGTTGTAACTGAACAAAGCTGCGCAGTAGATCCTGAAAACTTCGTTAAGGAAATTGGCGAAGAAATTTGTTTAAATCGAATTAAAAATAAATTATGGGAATTATGCGGATTCAATCTTCAACAAAAATTATACGAAGAAACCCCTAAAAAAATTCCTTTTGTCGGTACATTATTTTCGCTTACTGAAATGGAGCAAATGAAAAAGTCAGGTATGCTCGTGATAGAAGCTAGCGATGAGAAACACGATCAAGCCTAAAACAAAAATCATCTTATCACCCTTTCCGAGGAGGAGATCGTTATGTACATTTTAGTGTTAGTCGAGAGTTCGAAAGAACAGAAAATTATTGGATCGTCTCTTCCTCGAACTTCTCGACATGATGATACCTTTGTGGAGGTTATCATAAAAGGGCGGCAGATCAGAGGATATCGTAAGGGCTCTGAACGTCCGCACCTTATTATATGCCAATACGAAATAAAAAATGCAAGAGATTTAGCGTGGCATAACGAATGCGTTTTACGTGTAGGGGGACCTAATACCGTTTTCCTAACAGAAGGCGTTAAAACGAACACAAACTTTATTCATTTATTAGGGGGAAAACGATAATGACGAATTTCGCACAAGAATTTTTCGACATGATTGAAACGTATCAATCGTATAAAGAAGTATGGGACGACGATTTAGATATCGAGATCCTCGAACAACAAGCCGCTATTAAACGCAATCCTAAGTTAAAGTTTCCGCCGTATGGTACGAAATACTTTTCTCCTTCGTCAGTATCGAGCTGTCAGCGTGAATTGTATCTTAAATTAACAGGAGCGAAAAAAGACGAACAAACGCACCTTTCATACCAAAGACGATGGACGCTTATGGGAACAGCTTATGGTGATATGCTTCAACGACAACTTCTTTTTATCGAAAAACACTACGAAAAGGTAACGGGAGAAAAGCCCGCCTTTACACCTCAACGAACACCTGAAGGTTATCCAATGTGGGAAGACTTTGCTAAAACGTTAAAAACGGTTACGCATAAAGGTCATACCGTTAACTTATTCGGTACCCCTGACGGACTTCTTACGCATTCCTCTGGTACACCGATTGGAATCGAAATCAAAAGTAAACAAACTTCACACAGTAAAACTTCAGAATACTCCATGAAAGAACCAACGGAAGAACATTTCCTACAGTGCGTTGCCTATTCGATTATGTTCGGTATTGACGATTATTTAATCGTGTACGGAAACTTGTCGAAAAAGAATTGGATTATGTCGGAAGAAGAATACAAGAAATATCCTGATCTTCGTGTATTCCATCGTCATATTACCGATTCAGACCGCCAAAATTTGCTAGACCGTTTAGTCGAAGTACTAGACGCAGCAAACAAGAAAACGCCTCCTAAGATGAACATCGACAAGTTTACGTTTAATAACTTCAAAGAAGCAACCGCTAAATCACTCACAGATAACGAATTTAACGAAGTAAAAGAGTACGTAAAAGCCGTTATCAAATCGAACATTCCTCAATACAAAAAAGACCAAGCATTCGAAAACTTCCAAATATTAAAAGAATTGCGAGGTAACTAATATGCTGAAATTACCGAAAGATGTTAAAGTCGGCGGAGCAGTTTACACGATTAAAGAAACGGAAAAGTTAACGGATCATCATAACCTTTTCGGACAAGTCACGTATGTTGATTGTGAAATCGAACTAGAAGCGAACTTACCTCGAGAAAGAAAAGAACAAGTGTTCGTTCACGAAGTATTACACGCCATCTTTTTCGAAGCAGGTTACGAAGAACAAGAGGAAGAAGAGATCCGTCGTGTAGGACTTATTCTTCATCAATTTTTAAAAGATAACGACTTATCATTTTTAAAGGAGAATAAATAATGAAAAAATCATTATTACTCGTTTCAGGTACACTTATCGCTACGCTTATTATTGGAATTTTCGCTGCTTATATTATGGCAATTCCTGCAGTTGTTTGGTATTTACTTTCGTTAGGAGGCGTTTCAATCGCTTTTTGGAAAGTGTTAGCAGGTTGGATTGCAATTGATACAATTTTAGATTTTCGTAAAGCGAAAAAACGTAAAGAAGAAGAAAAGAAATTCAGCGTTGAATCAGAAGAAGAATGGAAAATGTTCACGGAAAAATTAAAAGAAGCGGTTAAAATATTTACAGAAAAAGATGAAAAAGGGGAATAACATGGAATACTATCTTGGAATTGACCTCTCATTAACTTCACCTGGGTTCGCGTTTATCGGAGTGGATAAACGCAAGCCTTACCTTCTTGACGTATCCCACACAAAAACAACGCCAAAAAAACGAGACGGCGAACGTTTAATGCACATCTGCGAAGAATTAAAAAGCTTCATGATTGGAAATATCGACAGATTCGGAGAAATTAAAGAAATCTATAAAGAAAAAGGTTTTTCACGTTTTCCGACAGAAACACAAAAATTATATAAAACGCATGGTGCCGTTGAAATGGCGCTTCATGATCACGAAATAAAAGAATTAGCACCGAGCAGCTTAAAGAAACTCGTAACTGGAAACGGACGCGCAAGTAAACAAGACGTTCAAAAGAAAGTATGCGAAATACTCAATATTAAACAAAAAGTATTCGCTAACGATGATGAGTCCGATGCGGTAGGCGTTGTGATCGCCATGTTAATTAAAGAAAACTTAATTGATATCTAGGAGGAAAAACGATGTTGACACTATCCTTTATCTGTTTATCCGTTATGTTAATTTCCGTTGTTTTAAACGCTTTTTTAGGTAATCAAGGAGCAACACTTGGTTTCATTTTAGTAGCGATTCCTTGGGCGTTTTTATTTCAAGAAATTTTATCTAAATTATTTTCTTAAAAACTGAATAATATTGATCACCTCGGTGTTTAGTATTATAGAAAGGCAGTTAAGGGGCTTCGGCTCCTTACTTTATTTATTTTAAAGAGAGAAGGAGATACGAAAATGACCGTTATTACTAAAAACAACGGAACACGTCAACTCCCTTTCGATGAACTGAGATTAATTAGTTTTATCGAAGAGATTACAGGACGTTTCCCTCATTTAAATAAAGATGAGTATATCGAAAAGAACTTAAACGCCATTCGAGGTAAAAGCGAAGTAAAGGCAAGTGTAATCACGAACAACTTGATCTTAAACGCGCTTGATTACATCGGAACAGACACCGAACAACACCCCGATTGGACGTACGTAGCAGAACAAGTGTTCCTTCGTTCTCTTTACAAAAAAGCGAGTAAAAATCGAAGCTACGATTCTTCTGAAAAGTACGGAGATTTCTACGGGTTAATTAAAACACTCGCAACAAAAGGAATCTACGATGGAAAACTTCTTCGCGATTATAATAAAGAAGAGATTAAGGAAATCGGTAAGATTATCGAACCTGAACGTGATCTTCTTTTCAACTATATCGGACTGCGAACGTTAGCTGATCGTTATCTTGCAACAGACCACGATAAAAACGTATATGAGTTACCTCAAGAACGTTGGTTGGTTATCGCAATGGCACTTATGCGAGAAGAAAAGAATGATCGTTTAAATCTCGTAAAAGAAGCGTACTGGGCGTTATCGAATATGTATATGACAGTCGCTACTCCAACGCTTAAATCAGCAGGTTTATCATACGGACAGCTATCGAGTTGTTTTATCGATACAGTTGACGATAGTTTACGAGGCATTTACGACAGCAATACAGATGTAGCGAACCTTAGTAAAAACGGTGGCGGCATAAATTAACCTGTGCCTTTACGGAGTGATCCGTATCGAATAACCCTGTTAAACGGGGAAACTCTTAAAATTTTAAGACAATCCCGTACTAAATTGTTGAAAAACATAAATGTCTAACGACTATCTCGAAAGAGAGTAGAATACAAGCGATTGGTATTCGAAAAGCAGGGGGTCTCATAAGAGATCGTGATATAGTCTCATCTGCGTGGTGACACGTAGCAGCGAAAGCGGTGTAAGTGTAGCGAACTTATGCGAAGGTAATGTGGTATGTACCTCGGTTTTGTAAGGTCACGAGGAAGCGATATTAAAGGATTTAAAGGCGTATCTTCAGGAACAACGCCGTGGATAAAGCAGCTCAACAATACAGCTGTTAGCGTGGACCAGTTGGGTTAAACGTAGCCCCTTTACGAAGAAACTCGTATCGAAAATCCCTCTAATTCGGTGAAAATCTTTTTAAGACAATACCGAGCTAAGTTCTAGTTAGCTAGAAAAAGTGTAACGACTAGTCGAAAGACGTAGTGCTAAGCAGCACGAAACGGGGGATACCTGAAAAGGTAAAGAGATAGTCTGCTCTGTATAGCGATATACAGCGGTTCTTAAATGAACGGGTTAAGCGTAGCGAACTTAATCGAACACAAGGTCACGACAAGGTAGTATCGCTGTTTACCTCGACATCTGGCACAAAGATATCTTTTCTTTCTTAGATGGTCGATTAAACAACGGTGACGAAAGACAACGATTCCACGATATCTTCACAGGCGTTTGCCTTCCTGATATTTTCATGGAAAAAGTCGAAAAACGTGAAGATTTCTATTTATTCGATCCTCACGAAGTAAAAACGAAAATGGGTTACTACTTACAAGACTTCTACGATGAAGAACGCGGTAAAGGTAGTTTCCGAGAAAAGTATGAAGAATGCGTAAACAACAACGACTTATCAAAGGAACGTGTTCCAGCGATTGAGATCATGAAACGTATTATGCGTTCACAGCTTGAAACTGGAACTCCGTACATGCTATACAGGGACGAAGTTAATCGAATGAATCCTTTAAAACACGCAGGAATGATTTATTCTAGTAACTTGTGTTAAATGCTAGCACCTTTACGGAGCGATCCGTATCGAATAACCTATCTAATTCAAGGAAAATCTTTTTTATTTTTAATAAAGTATCTAAAATACATTATAATGAAAAAGACAATCTTGAGCGAAGTTTCTTTGCTAGTGTCCTACTAAAATAAGGAGGTGATAAAATGCACAAAAGGAAGGAAAGAAAACCTATTGACTTAGTTTTTCTTAAAGATAATTTTCAAACCATGACTAATAAAGAATTAGCAGAAAAATTCGGTGTTGGATCCGCGAAAGTAGCAACTGAGCTTAAAAAACTCGGTTTAAAACGCAAGAAATTGAACTTTGAACCTATGGAAGATGAACAGTTGGTAAGTTTACCTTTATCTTACGGTGACTACTCAGTGAGTAACAAAGGAAGAGTAATTAATACGAAAACGAATACGCTATTAAAGCCTTATGTTAATAATCACGGATACAGTACTGTAACTCTTTACGGTGAAACAGAGAAAAAATATCTGGTACATCGCCTTGTATTACTGGCTTTCGATCCTATAGCGGATTCTGAAAAGTTACAGGTAAATCACTTAAACGGCAACAAAAAAGACAATAGTTTTCTTAACTTAGAGTGGGTCAGTCATCAAGAAAATATTGATCACGCTATTAAGAACAACCTATTTAAAATTGGAGAAGAACACCCTAATTCCATTTACTCAGTAGAGTTAGTGGAAAGTGTATGTAGGTTGTTAGAGAAAAGAAAATCTAATATCGAGATAACACGCTTGCTAAATCTAAAGGACACGGGTTTAGTAGAGAGTATAAAATATAAAAATACATGGTTACATGTATCGAAAAATTACGATTTCTAGCAAAGAAAAACGTGCAACGACTATCTCGAAAGAGAGTAGGGACAAGCGTTCCGAAACGGTAGGGTTCTCAATGAGAACGTGATATAGTCTGATCTGTATAGTGATATACAGCGGATTGCTAATAGCAGTCGGGCGAGAAGTAGCGAATCTCGTTGAACACAAATGAGCGAAATTTTACAAAATATGTCCGCTACAACGGTTATCGAAGAGAAGACGGAAGATGGTAAAATCGTTATCACGAAAAACCCAGGAGATTTCGTCGTATGTAATCTATCTTCGGTTCACCTAGGACGAGCAGTAGGTCAGGAAGATGTGTTAGATCGTTTAATTCCGATTCAAGTGAGAATGCTCGACAATGTAATCGGACTAAATACGATTGAAGTATTACAAGCGCAATTAACGAATCAGAAATACCGCGCTGTTGGTTTAGGTACGTTTAGTTGGCATGAACTTCTTGCAGTTAAAGGTATTAAATGGGAAAGCGAAGAAGCTGTCGAATATGCTGACAAACTATACGAACGTATCGCATTCTTAACGATTCAAGCTTCAATGAATCTAGCGAAAGAAAAAGGATCGTTCCCGATGTTTGAAGGTTCTGAATGGCAAACAGGCAAGTATTTCGAACGAAGAGGATATGCTGACGAAAAATGGGCTAACCTTTCGAAAGAAATTGCAGAAAACGGTATTCGTAATGGCTATTTAATTGCCGTGGCGCCAAATGCAAGTACGAGTATTCTGACGGGCGGTTCTGCTTCAATCGATCCTGTATTCAAGCGTCAGTACACGGAAGAAAAGAAAGATTTTAAGATCCCAGTCACTGCACCTCATCTTTCAGCGAAAACATTTTGGTTTTACAAAAATGCGTATGAAGTCGATCAACACTGGTCGATTAAGCAAAACGCAGCAAGACAACGACATGTCGATCAATCGCAATCATTTAATATTTACGTGAAAAACGATATTAAAGCGAAAGATTTACTCGACTTACACCTTGCAGCGTGGAAAAACCGCCTGAAAACGACCTATTATGTTCGTTCTACTGCGGTAGTCATCGATGAATGTGAGAGTTGTGCAAGTTAATAAACGAGGGGCTTCGGCTCCTCTACATACTAAATAAGGAGTGGTCGAATATGGTTATGGAAGTAAACGGAACAAAAATGCACGTTTACGCTAATGGTAAGTTATTAGCGAATGTTTCATCGATTGAAGCGGAAATAGAATATACAAACGAAATAGAAGAAGAAACCTTTATAAAAAAGTATCCGTTTAAATACGTTGTAGATGGCGTTGAACTTTCCGTCCACGATACAAGTCCTTTCGTTACGCTAGAAACACCAAACGGAATGTGGCTCGTACAAACAAACCAACGCTGGCTTCACGAAAAGAAAGATCGTATAAGAATGTTGATGGATCCACCGAAAAAAGGAGACGTCATTTTTAAAGAAGACGGAGACTTTTATATTTGGGGAACAGATGAAAACGGAGGAAACGAATAATGACTGAATTAAACAAGCGTAAACTGTATGATGTCACAGCGCCTAATAAATCTACGAAAATTGTAAACGGAGAAAGCTCGAACGTTCTTAACTGGGACGATGTTCGATTTCAATGGAGTTATCCGATGTATAAATCGATGTTAGCGAATTTTTGGATTCCGAGTGAGATCAACATGTCGAATGACATCAAGCAATGGAACGAATTATCCGAAGACGAGCAAGACACGTTTTTAAAGATAATCGGATTACTAGCGTTCCTTGACAGTATCCAAACCGATTTCTCTACGCAAGTAAGCGAGTTTTTAACAGATAGTTCGCTTAATGCATTAATGGCGATTCTTGCATTCCAAGAAGTCGTTCACAATCAAAGTTATTCTTACGTATTATCATCGCTTGTACCGAAACACAAACAAGAACAAGTGTTCGAATTTTGGAAGCATGATCCTGTTATCCGAGAGCGAAACGATTTCATCGCTGAAGGATACGAAGAGTTCACGAATAATAAGACGCCTGAAACGTTCATGAAAGCAATCGTATATGACGTACTTCTCGAAGGGCTCTTTTTTTACGCAGGATTCGCATTTTTCTACAACCTTGCTCGAAATGGAAAAATGTCTGGAACAAGCCAGATGATTAATTACATTAATAAAGATGAGTTAATTCACGTTAACTTATTCGTTCAAACGTTTCAAGCATTACTCGAAGATTACCCTGAACTTAACACGCCTGAAAATATGAAATGGGTAACAGAAACGATTAAACGAGGTGCTGAACTTGAGATTAAGTGGAGCGAACATATTATCGGAAATAAATTCGATGGTATAAACATCAATGACGTTTCAGAATACGTAAAGTTCCGTGCAAATCAACGAGCTAGCCAATTAGGTGTCGAAAAGCCGTTTGATCGTATCGAAAAAAATCCGATTCCTTGGATTAAGTATTACGAAGATGTTAACGAAAGTAAAGCTGACTTCTTCGAAACAAAACCTCGCTCTTATGCGAAAATTTCAGACGACAATGGTTTTGATGACTTGTAATAAATTGTTGACAAAAGTGTATTACCTTTTATCATTTAGAAGAGGTGATGTTAAATGAAAACTTGTAGTAAATGCGGGGTTGAAAAACCCCTTACAGATTTCCATAAAAACACTCAAAATAAAGTAGATGGTAGGAGAGCTAGATGTATCGATTGTTATAACGAGTCAGAGAGACAGCGTTATAGAAAAAGTAAAGAAAATGACCCTATTAATCACTGTATTGATAGAATGGCAAATAACATTTTAGGTAGAACAAACCCTAAAGTAGCTGAAAAGTCTTATCCTGCTTATTTTGAGAAAGGTATAAAATGTTTAATTGGGACTAATCGAAAAGAAGTTAAAGAATTTTTAGAAACAAACTTTTATGAAGAAATTGCTGAATTTATCAAAAAAGGTCTTACCCCTTCTGTTGATCGCATTGACGTTAAGAAGCATTATGAAGAAGGGAATTTACGTATTATCGAAAGAGAAGAAAACACAAGGATAAGCGCTATCGAAAACAACAAAAAAAGAAAAAAGAAAGTAAAATCAATTTCTGAAGATGGTAGCGAATTGTTTTTTGAAAGTGTAGCGGAAGCGGCGAGGCATTACGGAATCGAAAGAAGAAACGTTTCTTATTTAGCTAATAACGCAGGCTTCTCCACTAAAAAAATTAGATTCGAATTTATTTGAGGAGGAAATTAACATGATTCCAGAAGAAAAATTCTACGTAGGTCCAACGAAAGCACAGGAGAAACACGCAAAATATCAATATTACACAAAGCAAATGATGGCGAAAAGCAAGTACAAAGGGAAATTCGCTCGTAAAGTTATTCGTAAGTCTATTCGTAAATTAATTGAAAAAGGTCAAATTTAAGTAGTTTACTAACTTTAAGGAGAGATTGAAATGGGAAAAGGTATGGGAGAAATGAGATATAAATGGTTAGCTGAAAAAGGGTTTAATGTATTAGCTGATAATCACCAGTACGCTTACACTCAATCGTTATTTGCTCCGACTGATATCGTACAAGCCGTTTTCTGTGAGGCGGCAGCGGGTACGGGCAAGACCAGTGTTGCACTTATGTGCGGAGCTTACGAAGTTGAAAAAGGAACGTATGACAAAATCATTTATATCCGTAATGCTGTAAGTATTCGTGATCAAGGATTTCTTCCAGGCGATATGGACGAAAAGTCTGCTCCTTATTTCGCTCCTGCTATTGAAGCATTAGAAAACGTTCAACCAGGTTATTACGAAAAATATTCCGTTTTCAATCCTATTACGAAGCAACAACCGAAAATCATCTGCTTAACAACGGCATTTACTCGAGGGATTACATGGGATAACGCTTTTATTGTAATCGATGAAGCACAATCATTTGACCTCGAAGAATTGCAAGCCGTTTATACGCGTGCAAAAGATAATTGTAAAATCGTTACAACGGGTTCTTTACGTCAAATCGATAACAAAAAGCTAAAGTTATACAGCGGATTAACGCCATTCGAAGTATATATGGAACATTTCAAAGGTACAAACGTCACGTATCATAAGCTTTTAACTAATTACCGTGGTTGGTTCAGTAATCACAGCGATAATGTGATCGATACGATTAAACGATTACGTGAAGAAAAAGAAGGTTCTAAATAAGGGAGCTTCGGCTCCTACTCCTTTTAATGAGGTGAAGAAATGACGATTGAAGAAGTTGAAATTGCGTTAGATATGATGATCACTAATATGAATGGTACTGCTACGGAAATCATGTGTCATTACGGTTTATTTTTAGAATTACGGAAAAAGTTACGTGTCGCTGAAGGTAACGTACTTACGTATAAAGGTCTTCCTATTAAGTTTGATCCAATAGCTCCACCGAACACTCTTTACGTTTTATCAACGCATAACGTTTTCGAGGTGTAGCGATGAAAGGAATACAAGAAATAATCGCAGAAGAATACGAAAAGTTTTATAAAGCGGCGAGCGAAGAAATGAAACGAGAAATAAAACAAGCGCTAGGTATTCCGAATAACGATTTTAGAAATCCGCCAATCGAAAAGATGCACGTAAACTACAAAGCTCCCGAGACACCTATCGAACAAATGGCTGAATTAAATCGAATTTATAACGAAGTTATTTCGAAAAGGAGATGGGAAAATGGATCGATCAGTACACGACGCAATCTACTATATCCAAACGAATGAAAACATACATCTTTCGGAGAAATCACGTAAAGCAATCGAAGAAGTCCATTACGGAGCACTACGAACAAAAGACGCCTTCTTAATGAATTTCGAGTTAGAAAAAATTAAGTATTTTAACGAATTAAAACTATGGGCGAAACGAAGCAATGATACGAACATACTTTCGCTTATTGAAACGTTAGAAAACGGAGGAAGTATTCGATGAACTTTTACTTTTACCCGAAAGATAGAGTAAAGATGGTTTTCGCTGAAAAAGGCGATATGTATATTAACTGCAGCACAGGCGAAGTATTCTTTCAAAATAACGGTTGGGAACGAGAAGGAAAAACGTTAATCGACCATCTTAATATGGAAGAAATGAATCTAACGCTTGAACCGATATTAGAAGAATTAATCGAAGACGCTATGGAAGAAGACGAAAATCTTACTTTAGAAATGGCGATTATCAGAGTACACGCCGCTCTAGAAGGTAAGACATTTATCGAATGGTTTAAACATCACGATATAGATACGTATTTAAAGAATATCGCACTCGTTAAGCGTTATATACAAAATATTTATTAGGAGGAACTTACATGTCCGTAAAATTAGGCGTTAAAAAAGTAAACCCCGAGGCAGTTATTCCGAAATATGCTCACCCCTCAGATAGTGGTTTTGATTTATCAAGCGTAGAAAATGTTGTAATCGAAGCACATTCTTATTCGTTAGTGAAAACGGGTTTAGCATTTAATATCCCGAAAGACCACGAGATTCAAGTTCGTTCACGAAGCGGATTAGGGACGAAAGGGCTGCAAGCGCATTTTGGCACCATAGACGAAGCATACCGAGGGGAAGTTGGCGTGATCCTCTATAACCATAATGACAAACCTTGGATCGTCACAAAAGGAGAACGTATTGCTCAGGCAGTAATCGCGCCTATTGTAAGAGCGGATCTTTTCGAAGTAAACGAGTTAGACGAAACAGAACGAGGAGATAACGGTTTTGGAAGTACAGGTGTGAAGTAATGAAAACCAATTGGTCGAACACGCTTAAAGTATTTGGCTGGTTTTTTCTAGAAGTACTTTTCTGGAATATATACTTTTGGGGAGTTATTCATGTTCTTGTTTTATTGCTAGGAGGTCTTTAATATGAAAAAAGCGTTACTAGAAGGATTTTCAATCGCCGTTATGGCACTCGCTATTTTTATGGTGTTCTTCCTTCTTGTTTCGCTTTTTACGACTGGAGGGAAAATCATTAGATGCAAAGAAGAGAGTACGTTTGTCTCGTATTCGATTGATAATAAACGAATGAATAAATGCGTAGATAAAAAAGAGCTTCACAAACTCAAAGATAGAGTAGAAAAAGGAGAAAACGATGAAAACTGAATTAAACGTTAAATTATTAGCACACACGCAATTATCAGACGAATTCCAGAAGGAAATCGAACAATCTGTAAAAGAAAAGATTAACGGAAAAGGTGTCTCACTTACCGCTATTCGTACGTGTTATTCACCGAATAAACCGTCTGAAATTATCGGTAAAGAAGCGAATAAGTATTTCAATCAAAAAGCGACTGATGGCGAAGAAGGAACGGAAGCAGACCGTTTAATCCGTTTTATCGTAAACAGCAAACACTGCTATGACGATAAGACAGAAGTATTGACAAACAAAGGGTTCGTTTTATTCAAAGAGTTAACGAATGAGCACGAAGTAGCGATGGTGGAAAAAGACGGCACATTTGCAGGATTTACTCGTGATTATGTCTATGTCGAAAACGAAGGCGATGAAAACGGAGAAATTTACGATTTCGAAAACCAATCTGTAAGTTTCGGTGTTACTTCTCTCCATCGTATGCTTATAAGTCCAAGTCGCTATTTAAAAAAATGGGAAACGAAATTAATGAAAGATATTGACTACAAAGAATATCGAGTAATGAAAGTTCCCAATAAAAGAGAAACGGAAAGACAAACCGATTTCACAAACGAGCAGCTACAACTAATCGGATTTTTTATCGGAGACGGTTACGGTTATTCGAAAAAGACAAACAAAATGATATTTCATTTAAAAAGAGAACGAAAAATAAATTACCTGTTAGAGTTACTTTCTAAATGTGATGGAGTAAAAGAAGTTAAAGAAATCGAATCATACGAAGGAAGGAAAAAATTCTATATCGAAATTGATTTTGTCAATCCGATCGACTTTTATGATGAAAACGGAGAAAAAACATTGAATGGTCTTGAACGGTTAGAAGGGGAAGAATTCGAACATTTATTCGAAGGGTTAATGAAGTCAGATGGAAGTTACACCGTATCCAATAAAGCAGAACATTATTGTACGACTTCTGAAAGTCTTATCCGAGAACTTCCTTTATTACTATCTATAAATGGCATTCCTCACAAAAACGATGGATACGGAAGAATTAGTATTCAAAAAGAAAGAAATAAGTACCCGTTTGTCAAAGATAGTCGGTACGAAGAAGGACCAAAAGTGATAAATTACACAGGGAAAACGTATTGTGTGCAAGTTCCAACAGGGTTTTTAGTCGTTAGAAGAAATGGAAAAACGCTTGTATGCGGGAATACTTCGACGCTTGAACACATGACCTTTACGTTTGCTATCGAAGGAATTAGCCGCGCTTGTCTTGCACAGTTAACAAGACATCGTATGTTTAGTTTCTCGGTACAAAGTCAGCGATACGTTCCGTTTGG